GATGATAAGGATAAGAATATCACTGTCCTAGACTATATGTACGATGAAGCTGAGAAGTCTGGAGACATAAAAGCTTTAGATGTATATCGTAGTTTTATGGAAAAGAAGGATCAATCTAAATTAAGTAGATTATAGAATGAAGTTAGAGAGGGTGAAGCTAACTATTTAAATTCTATTAATCTAGCTAAAGATTATCTTACAAGTAAACAAGAATTAATTGATTTACAAAGATAGATTGATTCTGCAACAGATTGGACACCTACGCAAATTCAATCAGCTCAGAATAGAATAATTGAACTAGAAGATAATATTAAGAATATAGAAAATGGTGTAAACCAATTAGATTAGAACGGTAACATCATATATCATCAACCTGGTTTAAAAGAGCTAGCTAGAACTAATCCGTATTTACAGGATATATTCTATGAGACTAGACCTGGTAAATTATTCAGTACTGATAAATTTGGTTCTGTAACAGACTTATGGAAATACTATAGTTTCGACTGGCTAGCAGAAGATTATATTGGTGATCTTAATCCTGGTAATAACTTTAAGCATTTACTAGCTAATGACGGTATAAACGATGCAATCTTTGGGAGAACTCATCAACTATCTCCAGATCAAATAGAATATATGTGGAGTAGTAAAAACCAAGGCAGCAATTTAGCAAAGCAGATTGAACAGCTTAATAATGCTGAAAAGGTTGTAAGTTCTCGTTTAGCTGATAAAAATCAGCAAATACAAAGTATGATACATACTTTAAAGCATGGTAATTGGTTATACAATCCAAGTAAGATATCTACTGAATTCAGAGAAAGACAAGAGAATAATCAAATATCTGCATTTAATCCAGAATCTTGGATTTATGCATTACCAGAGTTAGGTACTAGTTATTCTGAATTTGGGGCTATGTTAGGACAATTTGGTACTAGTATGGCCGCTAAATGGGCATCTAAAGCTGCCATGGCAGCAGGTTCTGGTGGTACCGCTCCTTTGTTAATAGGCGCAGCAGAATTAGCCACACAAGCTGCGATTACTAATTATACTCGTAATTCAGAAACTCAAGCTGAAGTATTTGATTCATTTAAGTAGAGAGTATTAGAAGGCGCAGATTAGATGAGAATTAATCTTCCCAGTGTAATACAATCTGCCGATGAGTAGCTAAAAGCCAGAGGATTTGATACTTCTGAAATGACAGATTATGAAGTATTAGAAAACGCTTTATCACAGAATATAATCACTCCCGACGCTAATTTTAATTAGCTAGTAAATGATTCTCAAAAAGGTCTAGATGTAGTTAGATAGACTAATCAAGCTTTAATGTTATCTGACTTAGCTCAAGGTATGTTTATGTTTGGTGGTTCATATATGAAGAACTACTTTGGATTATAGAAAGCTGCTAAAAGAGCTGTAGGTAATCGTAATATATCCTCTGGACTAGAAACTGCTGTAATTGATAGATTACGTAAAGATGATTTATATGCAGCAGCTGATGGTATTATAGATCGTACTATTGCTAGAGCTGTAGATAAAGCATGGAAAACTCCTGGAGGTAAAACTAGAGCATACAATGCTATAAGTAATCTTACCAATATTGGTAAGAAACTAGGTGTTTCTTATTTCATGGAAAAGACTGAAGAAGGTCAACAAGGAGTAGTAAGTAATTATTATAGAACTGGTAAGTATGATAATGCTGGAGATTATAGTCTGTTGTAGGGGGCTGCTAATGCATTAAAATTGGCAGGAGAAGCGCATATGACATACTATGGTATTCACCCAGATGAGAATCTAAATGGTGATGCTGATTTACGTAAATCTATGGATATAGGTGGATTTACTGGATTATTTATGTCTGGAGTATTTAGTTCACCTGACGTATATAGTGCTACTGCTCAATATCTTACAGATAGTAATCTGAGAGGTTATATTGCTGACGGATATGGTAATGCCGAAAGACAAAATAAAGTAGAGCAGTTTATGAATGCTGCTAGTTCTGATGGGAGAAAAGGTTATTCTAGAATAATCAATAACTTAGAAACTCTTAAGGATAAATTTAAACCTGAAGGTGTTACTAATGAAATGATTGATGAAGACATAAGATTAGTAAACAACATAGAAAGATTATCTAATAATAAGTCTTTACGTAGTATAACTGATGAACTAGGAATAAATAATGATGACTTTATATCTGTAGTAAAAAATGCTGTATATATTCAAGATAGACTAAAAGATGCTAGTGAAGCATCTGAAGCTTCTACTAGAGAAATAGAAAGTGTTATTCAGAAAATAAGAGAAGATGCTGACTTAAAAGAAGAAATAAAGCAGCATTATTCTGATTATTTAGCTCGCTATGATAAAAAACGTAGTGATAGAAGAAGACAGATAGTTAATGATTTACCTGCATCTGATATTACTTCTAGAAGTAAAAAGGAATTATCTGAATACGTAGACCAATTATTAGGTGAAAGAAGTGTACTGTCTGAAGAAGAGTATGCTAATGAATTCATGGGCAGAATGGTTGCTGTTCAAGATTACAACGACTTACTTACTCTTAGAGATGAACTTAATTCAAGAAAGCAGGATTTACAAAGACTAAAAGAGGATAAGAATTTAGATGTAAATGTAGATGGTATATCTGGTATTATAAAGTATGTAGAATCTCAGATAGAAGAACGTAAACCAGTTATACAGCGATTCTTAGGAGAAGAAGTAGGAGAACAGGTAATGGATCTTGGATTATCTGTTCCTTTTGCAGATCAATTATCTGTAGCTACCATAAGTAAGTATGTTAATGATGGGGCAAGAGCTGATTTATTCGCTCATGCTTTAGCATATACTACTGGAAAATATGTAGGTGATACTAGATTGTATAAACCTACTTATAATAATCTTACCGAAGAACAGCAGAAGCAAATACTTACTAATGAGATGTAGGCAGACAAGATCAACGGTAAGACTAGAACTTCTGATTAGATTATATAGGATTATGATAACTCTGTAAATGAAGAATGGAATAAAGATGATAAACTTGCTGACTAGGATTTAGTACAGCGTAAAAGAGCTATGTCTGTTATTCAGAAAGATTTACAGCGTAAAAAAGATCAAGAGCAAGTAAGTAGAGAGGAGATAGCTGAAGATACTGGTAATTTAGCAGATATAGAACAAGGAACTCCCAATACTGAAACAAAAGCTCCAGAGGTTGCTCCTATGGATGAAGTAGAGGAGGTTACTATACCAGATGTATAGATAGCTGAATAGGAAATAAGTAGTCTAGAAGATCAACTAAATATGTTAGAGGAAGCTATAGAAGGCTCTCCTTTACAAGATAGAGTAAGTGTAGATGAGGTGGAAGCTGATGTGGAAATGGATGACGTTACTAATACTAATCAAGATATAGAAGATGAAGTACAAATGCAGAATCCAGTTGAAGAAGTTACATCAGTAGAACCTACAGATATTGCTGAAGAAGTAGAAGAATAGCAGATAGATGATTCTACTACTGAAGAATCTCAAGAACAGCAGGAAGAAGTAGATGATACTCAATTTGCTCCTGCTGAGGAATCACTACAGGACGAGGAAGAAGGATCTGCAGAATAGCCTACAGTAACAGAAGTAGAAGATACTCCTGCAGCTTCAGATATTGCTCCTCAAGTAGAGAATCCGGTAAATATTACAGAAGTAGAAGACACTCCAAAATCTGATGAAATTTTTTATGATGCTTAGAATGATTAGCTAGTGTACATGCCTGATGGTAATCCTGAAAACGGAATACCTGTAAATGACCAAGATATATTAGAACAATCTGCATTTGAAGAATCATGCGATTTTGATTCCAGATTGTAGGGCCCTTCTTCATATTATAATAGGTCTACTAATGGTTGGGTAGCTGCTAGAAAGAAATTCAGAAGATTACATATAGCTAATACTTTCTTCTTCCAGCCTAATACAGATGAAGTTATGCCTATTACTGTAGCTGGTAAATCTGTAAAGTTTGTAGGTAAAGATGGTGGTAAAGTTGATAGAAGACCAGGTAGAGAATTAGCTGATAATTTAGCTATTCCGGGATGGTTATCAACTGCTGATGATATATACTTTGTAGTTACATCCTTTAAACATGACATGTCATTTGATAGTGCTATAGATAATTTAGCTATTCACGTGATGATAGAGAAGGATGGTAAACTGTATAATGCATCTGTTAGAGCAATCAATTAGAGTCTGTATGACCGTATGAGAGATACGGAAATGACTTAGGGTGAAATAGATGAGTAGATATAGAAGTTAAGAGAATTGAGAGCTAAGATAATTAAGGCTTACGCTCCAGAATATTCTACTACTAAAACATTACCATTAACTGCTAGGAAGCATGTTAAACCTGTAGGAATAAGAATAAGTAACGGTCAGCTTGATAATCAAGTAGATGAGGCAGGATTACCAAAGTTTAGAAAGCTAACTGAAGTAAGTGATTTTAGTATAACAGAAGATGCTATTGCTATGTCTGAACAAATAACTAGTGGAGATATCCAGTTTGGATATGGTACGGGCCCATTTGGTGTTGATCCTTTCTCTATAGATGATATGTTTACTAGAGATAAGACTGAAACACAAGGTATAGGTTATGCTGGTAAAATATACTTTATACCTAAACCTGAGAATACTCCTTCTGGTACTGCTACATTGCCTATTATGTTATCTGAGGAATTGCATAGAATATCTGGAGTAAACAATCCAGAGCAGGTTAAATTAGCCTTCAATGCGGATGGCACTCAAAATGTAGATGAGCAAGGAAAGCCCATTACTCCTTCTACTGCTGAGTTAATATTTAATATTATTACTGGTCAGACATCAGTAAGAGGTTCTAATGCTAAGGTAATTGATTCTTTCTTATTGTCATTATTAGCTAATAGTGGCTCTAATACATTTACTAATGGTTTAGAAGGAGTAGAAAGAGTTAAGTATAATTTCTTAGTAAGAAAGCAATTAGGTATATATACTGATGATAAAGGTAATAGATTCTTTGTTAACGGGTATCATAGTGAAGATGCTACTGTATATACTCAAGATGGTCCTAGAACTGAAAAGAGATTCAGTACGCAATTTACTAACTTAGCTACTTTAACAGATTTTGAAAAGAGGAGAATAGTATTCTAGATTTCATAGAATATACACTGGAATACTGATAAGGACGTATTAATGTCTGAATTCCCTCAAGAATTTATAGACTTATTGGTATCTATAGCTAATAGTTCTCCTAATCTAGTAAAGGATGAAAACAGTAGAATACCTATATTCTCTAAAGACTTAACGTTTTCTTTAAAAGAAATAGGTTATACTTTTAAAGACGGTAAGGCTGAAAAAGTATCTGATTCTCCTTTAGTAATTACTTGGGCTATTAATAATGGAATATTAAAGACAGATTTAGGTGAACATGCATTTTATGCTCCATTTATATATGCAGATGATGCTACAATAAATAGAGAAGAATTATAGAAACAACAAGACAAACCTAAACCTACTGTTAATACTCAAGATAAAGTAATAGAAGATGTAAGCAAACCTTCTCAAGCTAAGACAGCTAGTGGTAAGAAAGTTGTAATTGCAGAAAGAGCTACTCCTGAGAATCTTGAGAAATATGGATTAAGTATACCAGATAATGGAATGAAAGAAAGTCAATACCTTAAATGGGGTATTGTTCTCAATCCTAAGACTGGTAAAAGAGAAGTTACTCTTACTCCAATTAAGTTCTTAGGTGGTCTTAAATCAACTATTAAAGGTAGAGGTAAGTTTAATGAAGATTCTGCTAAGAAATGGTTATTTGATAAGTTAGGTATAGATAGCGATCAAATACTAGTAACAGACCAAATGATTAAGTTTGGAGCTAATGAAGAGGCGTACGGTTTGTTCAGTGTAGTAATGGATGCACTTTCTAATGAATTAATACCTCGTATATCTTTATCTAGACAATCTGGTGCAGGTGTAGAATATCACGAAGCATTCCACTATGTAACTCAAATGCTATTAAGTGAACAATAGAGAACTAAGCTGTATCAAGAATATTCTAAATCTAAAAGAAGTGCTAGAAATCTTACTCGAGATGAAGCAGAGGAAGCGCTTGCTGAAGAATTCCGTAATTACGCTAAGGATCAAAACGGTAAAGGTTTATTATATAATGTCATTAGAATCTTTAAGAAGATATATAATACTTTATACTTCTGGAATTCTCATAGAAATACAGTTAGAGCTTTCTTTAAGAGTATAAATGACGGTTAGTTTAAGGATTATAAAGCCTCTAAGCAAGCATTAGAAGATTTCTATAGCCGTAAACCAGAAGGTTTATCTTATTATATACCTGGTTTATCAAAGGAAGAAGAAGCTAAATTACCTCATATAACTGATCCAGATGTATTCTATCATGCTGTTAATTCTCTTACTAGTGGAGCGTTATCTATATTTAATATTAGAACCATAGAGGATGTTCATAATCTTAATACTTCTTTGTTATTTGACAGATTACAGTAGAATATAGACTTTGGTTGGATATCTGACGAATATGTAGATATTGCTCAGGATATAGTAAATAACAAAGATATATTTACTAGATATGTTCGTAAGAAGATAGAACAATTAGGAATTAGAGAAGTAGAAAAAGTAGATAATGAGGAAGAGTCTAGATTAAAAGTAGAGACTGGTGAACAATCTGAAAACAATTGGGATAAGAATCAAGGTGAAGTAAGTAAGAAAGATAACGTTAGCTTTAGAGCTAAACTGTTCTTCTACTCTATACCTAAGTATGAATACCAATTTGTTGAAGATGAAGAAACCGGCGTTATTACTAAAGAATTATTTCCTGTACATGATGATATGTTCCAACTTCCTGTAACTGAAGATTTCAATTTTGTATGGAATCAAATTATGGAGAACTTATGGGATATAGATAAGTACTAGGATATAATAGATAGAAGTGCTAATTTAGGTAATACTATTCCTTTCTTTAAATCTTTATATGATATTCTTACTTCGGAAGAAGCACCTATATCTGACAATACTAAAACTTAGTTAGAGATAACTATAAAGAGTTCTAAAGTACAGTTAGACACTATTACTACTAAACATCCTAATATAAATACAAGAGGTAAGTCTGAAGATGAAATAGCTAGTGAAATACAATCTAGCTTAAGAAAATTTAATTGGGTTGTAGAAGATAGTGATAATTTACGTAAAGTGGGTAGACTTCCTGCTAGATGGTCAGGTATGTTCTTCGCATCTGATGCTATAGACAGAACAGATAGTGGTAGACCCTTCATTAAACCAGAGTTTGCTAAATTCTTAAAAGACAGAAGAGGTAAATTAAGTTCTACTTTTAAAATAGTAAGTGACAGAATAAAGAAAGGTAAACCAGTAGATGATACTAAGATATAGGAAATAAAAGATACTTTATTGGATGTATTTAATGCTTTGTCTATTCCTATGGATAACTTAGCATTAGATTATATGCTTAATAACTTCTATGTTGGAGCTACTGAATTTGATAAATTATATAATTTCTGGAAAGGTGCTGGGGCTAGTAAGACAGAGAGATTTAATGAAGGTACTTTAGCTACTTTGATTAAATTAGCCGAAACTAAAGATATAGGTGTAAAATCTACATCAGGTGGTGGATACTCTAGAACTTTAGATAGAATGTTTACATTTGGTAGAAATTCTAATAGCTAGATAGCTGTAATGGCAATATCTTATGGTAAGGTTCATCCTTCTCCTCAAGAATTCAGTGTTGTTGGAGCAGATGGTGCATTGATTTATCCTATTAGTGAAAATAACTATATGACAGACCAAGTGCGTAATATTAATCAAGACGCTAATGGTAAGAAACAACAGATATTAAGTACTCCATTCTCTGCACATAGTTTGATAGCTAATGCTAAGAATACTAAATTTAAATTGCATACTTTCTTAGCACTGAATATAGATGAATCTAGTAGAGATTATTTCGGTATTACTCCGGTTGAAGATTATATTGCTAAGCTTACTCTTACTTTTAATGATAGAATGATATTACCTACTATGTCTGATAAAAAGACTTGGTATAGTATATCAGGCATCAAAATGGTAAAAGATATTCTTACTAGTAAATATATTGATGAAGGAGATGCTAATTATGCAGCTATTATTGGAGAAGATTTAACAGCTGAAAATTCTACTTATGTAGGAGAAAGAAGATTTAGCCAAGGTACTCTTAATATATTTGCTAATTACTGGTTAGATGAATTTAATGCAGTATGGGATTACTTCTAGAAAAAAGACTATATTGCACAGCATCCTACCTTAAGAGTAGACAATTACCACGGTAAGATTAAAAATGGTAAGATGGATCATACTGGCAATGGAGGTAGATTCAGATATTTTACTAGATTAAGACTTGGTGAGGATGTTTTAAATGTCAATCAAGAATTAGCAAGATTAGAACAATATGGTACTACAGAGGAGGTTCAGAAGTATTTATCAGATTTAAAAGTATTACTGTTAGGTGCATCTAAACCTAACTCTAAAGAAGTCATAGAGCCTTCTGCTCCTATATTCTCTGCTATAAACCATTTATTACTACATGCTACTCAAAGAGAAATGCGAGCTCTTGTAAAAAGAGGTATACTTGGATATTCAAATGGTGAATATGTTAATAAGTTAATACCTAGTAACATATTCGATTACTATAAATCAGAACTAGATAGTTCAATGTATACATCTGAAGAGTCTGGTCTTAAGAATCAAGATATATTATTCTCTGTAATTGGTTCTCATGTAGCTAATCAAGCTATTTCTATCATGGAAGTAGAGAAATGTTTTACAGGAGATCCTGCTTACTATAAGTGGAAGAAGTCTAAATTTAAAACTGAGCAAGGAGATTCTATTGATGTTATAACTGGTAAAGATGTTGATAAGATTAAACGTTTGTCTTCTGTATTATCTACAGGTACTAATCTTAGAACTATATGGGATAATCCAGCTGAGAATGATACTAAAGTAACAGTAATGCATCTTGCTGATAATATGCTTGGTTCTGATTATTATGACGAATTAAAAAGTATATTTAGAAACTCTATTCTACGTGATCTATATAGCGAAGCTCATCCTAATTTAAGTGACAATGAAATTATAGAGGCTTTATCTACTAAATAGAAAGAAGATGCTTTCTATAATTCTCTTACTAAAAATTAGAAAGAGTTTGTAGATAGCTATACTAATGCTAGTGCTAGACCGTACGACTTCAGAAGGGATGATAAAGGAGATATTAAAGGTGGTAATATTAATCAATCTGATGCTGCTGTATATATTCGTCCTGCTATGTATAGACGTATTATGAAAGCTTTAGGACAATGGAGTGATGCTATCGAAGAAGCTTATCAAATAATGGAAGGAGAAGATGAGTCATGGGTGAATAATCCAGAATTATATCAGAAAACTTTAGCTCTTGTAGTTAAACCTTTAAAGATGGTATACTTTGGAGATCATAGAGAAAGTGATATAAATCTGAATGTTCCTGTATTTGATAAGATGGCTATGTTCCCATTATTCAAAGTAATAGCTAAAGCCGATAATAAGGTTTTGTATGACCGTATGAATAATGAAGAATTGGGAGTAATCGATATGGTTACTTTTGAATCTGCTGTTAAAGTTGGTGGTAGAACTAAATTTGAAGCTTATGAAGGTCCTAAAAATGAACACTTTAATGTTGAAGGTTTGAATAAAAAATCCTTCAATCTTACTAAGAAAGAAGGAGATTTACCTGTATTTGTTCAAGATATTCGTAATTTACGTTTACAGTTGAATACAGATCCACATGAGCATATTGATCGTTCATTTGGTACTTAGGCTGTTAAAATATGTTTAGGTAATCTTATAGACGATCGAGTATACGGTACTAATAAAGCTGCTACTAAAACCGGTCAACAGATTAAGACTCAGACGATGGATGCCATTAATCAGTTATCCGATATAGGTTATAAGAGAATAATTAAGAGATTCTTCCGTAAAGGTAAACTGAATAATAAGGCTTTATCAGACTATTTGGTTAGTTAGGCAGTTAGCTCTGGTATGTCTGATGAGTTTGTTAAAGGTCTTACTCTTGATTAGGATGGTAATATACTTGTTCCGTTAGCAGCTCAGAGTAGTAGACAATGGATTGAAAGTAGAATTATATCATTTATAAATAAAGAAGTAGTAGATATTAATACTCCTGGTGGTTCTGCTATTCAGATGTCTTCATTTGGTTTAAAAGCAACTGATGCTAGAATGAAAGAATCAGAGTTAAATGGCGCATTTAATGGTGGTAATAAACTTAGATTCTTGAATAAAGATGGAAGTATGGATGTTATTCTAAGTACTAACTTCTTTAGGCATATAGTACCAAAAGAATATTAGACTTCTTATGGAACTATGAAGAAATGGTTGACTGACCACAATGTAATTGGCGCTAATTCCACTCCACAAGGTATTGGTTATCGTATCCCTACTCAGGGTTTGTCTTCTACTTTCTCATTTAAAGTAGTAGATGTACTCCCTGATAGATTTAGTGATACTATTGTAGTTCCTGATGAATTTACAGCTATGACTGGTTCTGACTTCGACGTTGATAAATTGTATATAGCTATGTTGAACTATGATACAGATGGAAACATAATTCAATATACTAATGATAAAGTAAGCGAGCAAAGTCCTGAAGCATTACAGAACATGATAATATAGAATTATCAATTAGTAGTATCAGATACTAAGAATATGGCTGAGACTAGAGCGTCTATTGATACTCTTACTAGTATGCTACAAGATGATGTACTACCGTTAATATCAAGTTCTAGTAGACAAGAAGCAGATCCTTTCTATGAATTATTGCCTTCGTTCTAGGAATCTAGAAAAGAAGAATATACTAGTGGTAAAGCTGGTATTGCTCCATTTGCTCTTAACTCTACTAATCATGTATTAACACAGTTAATGCATCTTAATATGATATATAGTCATAGTAATGTATATCAATTAGGAGATCTAGATGCTATTAAAGGTCAAGATGGATTTAGAATTCTTGACTGGTTATCTGCTATGATTAATGCTCACGTAGACGTTGCTAAAGATCCTTACATTATTGCTTTAAATGTTAATCAGGTTACTTATAATATGACTAACTTATTACTTAGAGGTGGTAAAGGTAAGAATACTTTCTATTTCTTAGCTCAACCTATATTAAAAGAGTTATCCAATAGAGTTATCAATAGTAAAGGAGTATATGGAGCTGAGAATCTATAGGAAAACTAGATAATTACTGGATTATACAATGTGTATGGTAAGTTACTTAAAGAAGCCATAGATGCTCTGCCAGAAGGCGAAAGTAAACAAAATTGGAAAGCTAAATATAATGGTTTAGCTGAAGAAATTGGGTACTCTGCATACCCTGGAATAAAGAGTGAAGTAATAGATAAGACACAGGTATTTGATGAATCTAGTCTTATATACGCTTTAAAGAATAGAAAGCAGGATAATTTACTATTCTTATATCAATAGATTATTGTATTGCACGCTTATAAAGAACTAAGTATGGATGCTAAAACACTTAGTGAATTAGTACATAGATCTCAGATTGATACTAAGAAATTTGGTAATAATCTTGCACTATAGTTAAACTTTGTGAATTCATACTAGACATTTATATATGATAATTCCGGAGTATTTGAAATAAAAGGTAAGGAAGTAGACGATGCTTTGAAATACTACTTTAGTAATACATTCTTAAGTAAGAAGTTATATAATGCTACTACTATAGCCAGAAAGATTCTTAAGAGTCAAACGTTCCCTGCAACTTGGACTTACTAGAATATATTTAATTCAGTAATGGGTAATATTGTAGGAGGAGATATCATCAAAGGCACAGATGGCAACGATTTAATATCCTATAAACACTAGGGTGATAAGAAGTTTGTTCAGAATATAAATAGAATGATCGATAGTATAATTAGAGCTAGAGCTACTTCTAACATTGATTTCCTTAAAATGACTGATGATCAATTTAGAGGTATGTTTATAGGTAAGAATACTATGTGTTCTAGATTAACTAAACTTAAGAGATATCTGTTACTTAATAAAGAGGCTTTTCCACATCTTATTAATCAAGATGGAACTATAAAGAATGAATTATTAAATTATTTATAGGAATATCCAGCAGATGGCTTAGAAGGGCAGAATGTAGACAGAATCATTCTATCTGAATCATCAATGAACAATGACTATGATAGAGAGAATCAGTTAATATCTGCTTTCGCTCAATTACTTGAAGATACCGATGATATAGTTAGAGAATTTGCAGAAGATTTGGTTAAATATGCATATTATACTTCTTATGATGAAAGAGGAGTAAATGCGTTCTTCCATTTAGTTCCTATTCAATATAAGATTGATAATGGTTATGTATCTAATATTAAAGAAGTATTAGACCAATTTAAAAATGGAGGAGATATATCTGGATATAGTTCTATAGCTCAAACTGGGGATGATCCTCAATCTATGAGTTTTCCTTCTATTAGATTAACAATAGCTAGAAATATGTGGGATGATCCTAATATAGTTCCTAAATATAATATCAATCTTAAGCCTAATAGCAACGATCCTTTCCAACAACAATAGGAAGACCGTTCTAAGAGTAGTGATTATGATATTGTATTGTCTAAATCTAGAAGTAACATTGGAGGTAAAGCTATTACTATGTATGACAGTTTTGCTGTTCCTCACTATAGAACTAGAAGAGCGGAATTCATAACTGTAAATAATGGTTCTGGATATAATACTTCAATTCAATTATATCAATTAATTGGCGAAATAGCTTATGTAAATGATGAAGGTAAGAAGAGTAAAAGAGGAGCTAAACTAATCTATAAGAGAATACCTAAATTAGGTATTAAAGAAAATGGATTTAGAGTTAATGAATTTGCAAAAGGTGGTTTGGATATATCAGCTTTTGATTAGAATGCGTTTGATGAAAATGTATTAACTGACGATAGTGTTATAGCAGAAACTGCAATGTCTAGAGTTAAATTACCTAAATTAAAGGATGAAAGTGGATTTACTAAACAGTTTATACCTCTTAGTTCAGATAATATTTAGGTAAAAATAAACGGAACATAGAAGCAAATAGAAGGTGATGTATCTGATGCGCAAGTAGTAGATACTACCTTTAATATAGATCCGTTATCTGAAGATAATGTAGTATATGATGAAACAGATGTATCAGATTTTGTCAATGTTAGTCTAGATAATCCATTTGATGGATCTGAAGCTATGGATGTCATAAATGAATAGTTAAATATATTCTCTGATATGCAAGAACAATTCTCACAAGAAACAGAAGATCCTTTTGCTAATGTAGATACTTCTTCTATTGCAAATGAAGCTTTCAACATGGATGTTACTGAAGATGTGGTAGATATGACTTATCTTGCTGAAATGGGTAAGAAACGTAAAAAAGAATGTGAATAATTATGCAGTGTTTAAATTTAAATAACAAAGAAGTAAAAGCAGCTGTTGATGAAGTTGCTAGAGTGTTAGGCAGTGAAGATGCTGCTTATTATATCATATCTGAAAATAATGGTTATGCTATAGACTAGGGCCCTGACGGGTCTTAGTCTGAACTATTTTCAGACCTTTTAAGACGTTTTGATGGAAATCGTGATCAAGCTATTAGATAGATAGCTAAGACGTTTGTACCGGCTTAGAAACAACCTTCTGACTTCTTTTCAAATATAGGTGATATTACTGGCACTTGGTCAGATGGTTCTCCTCATATGAGTACCACATCAGGACAAGTAGTCGAACGTTTAAAACAGTATATACCAAAAGATTCTATAGCATACTAGATACTTGATCTATTCTCTGATACTGATATATATATTGGTATCACAGAAGAAAAAGATCAATTAGCTAATGGGGATTACATGTGGTATAGTGATAATACTCACACTATATGGATTAGTAAAGAGATATTTGAAGAAACAGATATGGAGTACAATGCAAAAAGTATTGTACATGAAATGGTTCATGCATTTACTTCAAGATCTTTTGAAAATGTCAAAAATGGTGAGGGCACTGACTTAGAAATTAAAGTATATAATAAAGTAAAAGACTTATTAGAATTCAATAGAAAACTATACTAGGAAATACATGCTGAAAAAGGTAAGTGGACTGGTGCATTATATGGTTTAAAAGATGAACATGAATTTATAGCCGAATTTCTTACTAATGAAGAATTTGTAAACAATATAGTAGATGATGCTAGATAGAGAGGGTTCTTTAAAGAAGTTATAAGTAAGATAAGAGAAGTATGGCATGCAATCATTGATTTACTTACTGGAAAAGAACATGTAAGAAATACAGATAATACTAGAGATCTATTAATGGAGTTATTATCTTTTAATCTAGAAGACAATAATGAATCTGCTAATATTAGGTTTGAGAAATCATTAAATAATGAAGTTAAACAACTTGAAACAAATATACATGAAGCAGAAAAATATGACTTTGATACTAAAGAAGAGTTAGATAAGAGGTTATCTGATATAAGATAGAACTTACTCTCTGGTTTACAGTCTAGATTACGTAGTATAGATATTACCGATATATCTAAAAGAACAGAAGTAATAGAGAACATAAAATATCAGATAGCTAATTTATAGAATAATGCTATAAATGATTTTGATGTTATTGCTTCTTTTATTACAGATTTAAAGTTGGACGTTAGAGATGTAGGTAATAGAGTAGTAGAAGCTTATAAAGGTTAGGCTGATGCTTTAACAGACGAAGAACTCGTAGCATTAAATAAGAACTATTTTGCTTTTTACTGTGAGTAGGCTAAAGATATATATAATTCTTTAGTAAATATGAATACTTATAAATAGATTGTAGGAAAAGCAAATTATAATAAATTAATGACAGAACTACAATTATGTAAGAGTATTTTAGATTAGAGCTATGATGCGGTTAAGCGTATGCAAGTAGTTAATGCTTAGAGAATCATGTTAAAGGAAGGTATAAAGGTAAATAGTCCTACTATATATAACTATATATCTGAAAATACTAGAAAAACAGATTTTGATATTAGCTATATTACTAGAGTGTTAGGTTCTGGAGATAGAATCAATGATGAAGCTATTAAGAGTTTGTTTAATATACTATAGAATACTGAGAATAGTATAAATGAAGAAGTGTTCCAAAAAGCTAATGAACTAAATAAACTATTAAAGGTAGCAGGAAATAGAAATTAGAAGTTATTATTTGAAGTAGATGAGAATGGTAATACTACAGGTTATATAATTAGAGATTTGAACTATGGTAGATTCTATAAAGATTTAAAATAGTTTAAAGAATAGTTATAGAAAGAATTCGGTGTAGACCATCAGACTCTTCAATTACCTGAAAATATAGCTACTAGAACAGAGTATAATAAAAGACTTAATAAATGGTTATCAGAGCACTGTGAACGTAAATATACTAATGAATTCTACGATTTAATGAATTCTCTTAGCCCTGAAGCTGCTTCAGCAAGAGAGATGATAATGTCTAAGATAAGAACCTTATCTAATAAGTATAGAGACAATAATGGAGTAATTCATTATGAATCTATGACAGATGAGGAATGGAATACTCTACAACAGTATGAATTAGATAAAAAGGAATTAGCTAGTATTTACGATATATACGGTAATGAAAAGCTAGAAGGTTCTGTAGAAAGAAGAATAGCCGATGAGCTTACTGAACTAAATAACAAACTATCTAAGAATCTTAACAAGAATTATAATCAATAGAAATTCCAAGATTTGATTGAAGAAAAAAGAAACAGTCTAAGTAAGCATGAATTTAAAAAATGGATGGATCGTAATACCAGAGTAGTATATACTGAAGAGTTTTACGAACAATTAGCTAACTTAGATAGAGCTGATTATGGCGAAGCATATGCTGAATATAATAGATAGAAGAGAGCTATCTTAAATATGTTTAGAGATAACCGTACTGGTGAAGTAAATCCTAAACTAATGCCTAATTCTACTAAGAGATTGCTAGATTAGTTAGAGATTAAGATGAATAATATAAGAAAGTCATCTAAAAAAAAGAGATCAAAGACTGAGTTTAGTAAGATAGCTAGAGTAGTAGCTACTGAAGCTTATAAGAGAGATGAAGCAGCAGCACTGGCAAAAGACCAAGAAGTTCCTGGTAGTTCAGAGGTATTCTATTTAACGAATACTTATAACACATCTACTGGAACTGCTCCTAAATCTTGGTATACAAAGATTGCTCCTAAAGATAGTAAGTATATACAGGTTATTCCTTCTTCTAATTTGTCTGAATTATCTTCAGAGTCTCCGTTTGTTAATAAGAACTACAAATAGGATAATGACGAGTATTATCAGCCTAAGAGATCAATATATGATAATAGCAAAGCATATAATGAAGTAATGTCTAATAAAGCATTATCTGAGCTTAGAAAAGCTTTAATAGACACAATGGAGGAATCTAATAGTAAATTAAATAATCTAGAGTATTTAAACAAGTATAGATTACCTCAAATATCAGGTAGTTTGTATAAACATCTCAAAGCATCAGGGTTTAATCCATTTGCTGCTATAGGTAACTATTTATTAGATGCTGCTACTGTAAAGAATGATGATGTTGGTATAAATAAAAAGGTTTTAACGTCTCCTGATGGTACTTCTTTAGCTCTTATTCCTCAATACTTTACTAAACAGCTAGACGATCCAGCTACTATATCAGCAGATATGGTAGGTTCTGTTATTCAGTATTTTAAAATGGCAGAAAACTTCAAACAGAAGAATGAAGTGAAAGGTGAGGTAGAAAATATAAAGTCATTTTTATCATAGAGAAAGTATACTGGTACTAGTACTATAGGTCCTATTAAGAGAATATTTACTGGTAAACAAGAACCTAAACTTGGAACTGATACTAATATATATAAGTTTGCAGAAAAGTTTATTAACATGAATCTATATGATGTTAAGACTAATGCTTTATCTATATCTATTAAAGACAGAGAGATAAGTATAACCAAACTGTTAAAAACTATTACTGGTTATGGTACATTACGAAATCTTGGTTTAAACTTTGCTTGTGCGTTTACTGGTTTCTTTACTGCTGCTCATGCTCATCTTGTTAATTCTTTAACTGGTAGATATTATACTTTTGGTAATGCAGTAAGCGCATTTAAAGATGTAGTGTTTGATTTATTTAAACATGGTTTAAGCGTTGGTAGTAGAACATATAAGAGCGAATAGATGGCTTACATGGATTACTTTGAGGTTGGGTCTACTATGGATAGTTTATTTACTAATACTAATAGACCTAAATTTATTAATGTTATTTAGAAACAGTGGGCTTTTGGATTATACTCAGTATCTGATTATTTTATAAAAGGTCAAATACTAAATAGTGTAATGTACGATTATAAATACATTGATGGACAATTCATGCATCACGAAATGTTTTATAATAAATATGGTAGAACAGATGAAACCTAGTAGAGATGGAAGAAAGCTAAATCATTTAAAGCTTTAACTAAGTTTAGTGCTGGCAAAATAGTTGCTATTTCTCCAGAATATCAACAAGCTGTAGATAAAGCTAAGTTTACTATCGGTAATGCTGCCAGATAGTTAGCCGGTTCTGCAGATGGTCAATTAAGTCCTTTACAGAAAGCCTAGATGAGCGCTAATGTATTTGGTGCAATGTGTATGATGCATAGACAACATATCCCTATTATTCTTCAATAGAGTTTTACTATGGATAGACAATGGGATTATCAAACTCAAAGAGAAGTAGAAGCTATACTTAAAACTCCACTTAGAGTATTTGCTCAAACTTGGAAAGACAAATCAGGAGCAGACCTTCTTACTACTATTTTAAAATAGACTTTTCTTAATAAAGGTTTTTCAAGCGAGTTAGATAGAACTAATATTAAGAAGTTGAAGATAGAAGCAGCATTGTGTATGTGTTTATATCCTTTAATAAGAAATGTTCTGAAAGAAGAGGCAGATAAAGATAAGAGGAATATACTTCTTAACTTATTTGCTTATGTAATGGCTAGAACTGCTTTTGAAACTACTGCTCCGTATAACCTAGTAGATATATATAGCACTATTAAAACACCTACCCCGCTATATTCATTATTGGATAACGTTGGGTCTGTAATTTCTTATCCTTATGATTTGATATTGTCAAATATGAGAGGAGAAAAAAGTAAATAGGGTAAAATAATAACTAGAGGTGCTTATAGAGGAAAAACTCAATTAGAAAGAAATGTGTGGAAAATAACTCCATTTAAAAATCTAATTGAATTAAATGATATTCTAAGTAAGCGTAGATATTATGATACTTGGATTACTGGTGATTAAAAAATTAAAGGCAAGCTTTTCACAAAGCCTGCCTTTTTTGTGTAGAGTAATTCTTAAAATATAGTATCATAAAATGAACTATCTAGATAATCTTTCCAAAGTATTGCCATACTTAATATAAATTCTTTAGTACAAAATTGCGTACCATTAGTTTGCATTATACTGAAATCAGCTTTTTGGTCATCAGTTTTTAACCTAAATCTATAGCAAACTATATCATCTTTTATTATATCATTATAGAAAAATTCATTTTCCTGAATTCTTCTTACTATATAATACTTAGGATATGTTTTATATTGAAGTATTAAAAACTCTTTATCTATAGTAATATCTATAAATAAATCTGAAGTAAATACTATTGGATTTATTTTAAATAGGGTTGCATAATAACGCAACCCTTTGTTGTATTTATTAAAGTTCAACTTCTTCATTGCAAACTATGTTTTCATCTACTTCAAATACCTCTTCGCATGAATCCATAGCTATTGCAATTAAAAAATCATTTAATGTCTTAGGTTCTAAGTTCTTCAATTCCATTATTTTCGTAATATTTACGAGTATGTTCCCAATTACCGGAATTGATATGATATGATATTTCTGTTAATGTTTTTGCAATAATATTTTTTCGATTGAGTAACTCCTCTTCGTTAAACATATTAAATACTCTAACTTCATTATTACCATTTGTTTGTACTGCAATAATATAAGCTTCTAAATCATAATCATCAGGATTTAAATTTAGTTCTTCTATCATATACCAAGTAATAGCACAAAGGTAAAAAGCTATCTGTCTGTAGTAATCAAACGTTTCTACAGAATGAGCAAAATTGTAGACATCGCTCGTTGTCTTTAGGTCTATCAGAATAATTTTCTTATTAACATGGTCAAACATTACTCTATCTAATAAAGATTTACACTTTATTCCATAAAGTTCCCAATTAATATGAAATTCATTATGACAGGTATATGTAGTAGGAACATCGTACAGCAATCTATTAGCTGCAATATGATCCTCAATATTTTTCTTTATAGTTTCTAGCATGTGTAAATCTGCAAATGATATTACTTTCTTTGTACTTCCTATTTGCAGATATTTAATATAGCTATCATATTTATCTACGATACCTCTAGCCTCACTTATTTGTTGAGCTGCTCCTTTATTATTACTATAAGCAGATCTATAAGACTTTAATAGAAGAGATACTTCGTTTTCTAAAGGATCAGTTAGTTTTAATTGAGAATATCTCTCACATAAATCTTTCTGCTGTTTTACCTTAGGTATTTCAAAGTCTAATATTTCATAGTCTTTCCAGAATTCTTCTGGTTGAAGTATATATTCATGTATCATAGTACCTCTTTCTAACTGAGGTAATTCTAGTCCCTTTTCCTTACCGTCTAGCATATCTCGTAAGTACTTAGGGCCCTTTTTTAGAAACCAACCAATAGCAGAATTTGATATTCTTGTATTATCTTCATAATATGGAATATCAATCTTCATCATTTTCTTTCTTCTATTTCTAAGTTAGTATCCCAAGGAATTTCATCTTCTGCAATTATATCTTCTAATTGCGTTTTATAAAACTCCTTTTGCATATTAAAGAATTCCTTTATCTCTTCTAAAGATAAAGGTTTTTCTCCTTTTAATTTATAGAAAGGTTCAATTAATAAAGATAGAGAATCTAAAAAACTTATCTTTTCTTGCTCTTTCATTATGTCTATTATTACGGGTTTAAAATTCTTTTTAACGTTATAATTATCATCTAATAATGAACAATTATAATATCCTACCTCTCGTAAATCTCTTCCATCATGCCAGTGTCCATACAGATGAGCTAACTTAGGTCTTGGAGCATTACTTAATAATCCATTTTTAAATGGATTATCATGAGTAAGTAATATATCTATATCTTGAGGTATTTTATTGTAATGGCTTATTATTTCTCCTGTTTGGTTTTCTTCTCCAGTATCAGGATCTATTTCTCCTGGCATTATACCTTTATCTTCAAATGCCCATCTTCCTTTTTGGAACATTATCGGATTGATATAGGGACAACCATAAAACTTTATACCTTCATACTCATATTGTTCATTTATTAATATAACTAATTTGTCATTAGTTCTTGCTGATAAATCCTGTTTTAATTCATCATAATAATACTTATTATAAGCATCTTCTAAAAAGAAATCGTGATTACCTGGAGTAATTATTACTTTCTTACAAGGTAATCTATTTACCCATTTAGTAAATCTAGTATACCACCAATGTCGTGATGCATCTATAGACCTTTGATCATTTAAATTAATTATATCTCCGGTGATACATAATACATCACATTTAGGTATATCTCTAAATTGTCCATGTATATCGCTTAATCCACATATTTTCATAGTATAGTAAAGGCTAGCATTTCTGCTAGCCTATTTTTTAGTTTAAAAACGTATTAGCTACTAATTGTAACCATCCGTCTTCATCATTATATTCAGTATTATTACCGTCTTCATCATCTTCATCTTCATCCTCTTCAGATTCATATCCTTCAGGTTCCTCATTAACACTTAGTTCAGAATCTGAACTAATATTCATGTCTTTAAGAAGATGTTCGTTAGATAATCCAGGGAACATTAACTTTTCATCGATAAACGATAAAATATTATCAATAGATAATAAATTAAAGTTATTTACAATGAATGTGTAGGTAGATTCTATTTCATCTTCAGCAATGCCCTTATCCTTAAGAATCTCTTTCAGGAATCGAGCATTATCATTTGCTTCAAAATGACGAGTATAACGTACACGAGAACAACGATCTTTAAGATATTCGTTAACTCGATCTTCGTTGTTACATGTAAATAATACTAATTTCTTAGCATTTGTCTGTACTCCGTCAAGCCAACCTAATAGGTCTTCTGTATCCCAATGTTTATCTACCTCATCGAAAATAACCGCTACGGGAGTAGTAAACTTACGGAAGAAATCATTAATCTGACTAGTAGGGAAATCTTCATCTACTACAATGACTGGCAAATTAGAATTTTTAGCAATTACTTTTGCCATAACTGTTTTACCAGTACCTTTAACACCACTAAGCATAACGCCAGTGGACAGCTTTGATGTCTTTTCAAAGTAAATATTTACTCGTTTGATGAAAATGTCATCATCCTTTGTAGTATATACTTTTTTTGGTAAATTTAAAGATCCATCTTCTTCAAAATATGAACCAACTCCATATCGTTCATACTTAAGATTATAAACTTTTCCATTTATTAAATCATAATCAAAACCATTAGGTTTATTAAGGATCTTATTACCTGCTTTTATAAATTCTGACATAATCTGTTATTTTTTAGTTTTTAATTCATCGATCATAGAATCGACTTGTTTTTGGTTACGAACTAAGTATAACTTATAGTTCGCTTTACTCTTCATAAGAGTATATTTAAAAATCTTCCAGCGTAATGGAAATGAGTCACCCATTAGTCCTTTACATTCAATTATGAAATTTTTACCAACAAAGTCAGGTAAGTAAGTCATAGCTCTTACCTTTTCTCCATTATATTCAAACTTAGGTATAAGTTCAAAATGTATTGCTTCATATTGTGCTGGAATATTAGCTTCTTTCAGCTTTTTATATGTATAGGTTTCGAGTTTACTACGAAATTTAATTCCATCATATTCATTTGGAGTTGCATTTCGTACTTTCTTCTAACCTTTTTTCTTTGTTAATCGTTTCATTTAACCACTTTTTAACTTCATCAAATCCATTTAATTTAACTGCATCGGATATATCTTTTGCATTAAACTTCTTATGGACAAACATTGCTTCTAAGCCATGTTTAAGGCTTAATTTACGACTATTTTTTGCTCCAGCTGTATCTCTATCAAATAGTATTATAATATGCTTAAAACGTCTCTTAAGCTGTTCTAATATATCTAATGGAATAAATGTACTTTCTGAAGAAGGAGATATTGCCGTATAACCCATTTCATAAAGACACATTACATCTTTCATACTCTTAGTAATAAAGAGTATATCACCTTTTTTAGGTAATTGAGCATAACCTTGTATATCATACTCTGTAAGATTGTTTCTCCATTTAGTATATTTATCTGCTAATGGCCTATATATCTTAAAGTTATTATATACTTTATAAGCATACATAGGATTTTCAGGTTTATAAATACCTTTAACTATACCATTACACAAATAATACTTAATACTATTAACGTTATATTTCTTTAATGTTTCCTTTGAAATATGAAACTGAGACCAGTAATTGATGTCTGTTAGAGTAAAGTTTTGTCTTACTACACCAATTACAGTCTCAGAAGAAGGTATGTATTGCTTAGAGCTATCGAGCTTAGTTGAAGTAGTAATATTTAACTTATCTACTATATCTTGTAGTATATCATTATAATTTGTTAAACCTGTGTATAACGATACAAATTTAACTATATTACCACATTCTCCTGTTCCATGATCTTTGAACAAAAGTTGTTTTGTACGCTTACTATAGTATATTCCAAAAGAAGGATTCTTATCCTTACGGAATGGACTATTATAAATAGCGCCTACTTTAAATTGTCCAAGATAGTGAGTATATATATCATACTCTGTTACTTTAGATAAGATATAATCTAAAGTAATATTAGTAGGGGTTTTAACCCTTCTTTTGTCATACATAATATATGATTTTTATTGTGGAATGTGTGGGAATCGAACCCACTACATTAGTATCTTTCCTTTTCTAAAGAACATTCCGTATATCCTATAGGCTCTCACACTATAGGATAAAATTTGTTATTGTTTGTTAATATAATAAATTATTTTTTACAGTTCTATGTTTGCATAGATTAACTAAAAATAAAGAAAACCCTTGGTTCTATATTCAAGAGCGACTTGACCATCAACTTAGGCTCGAATTCTCATATAGTTAAGCAGAGAACAATAAAATTCTTTAAAAAATATTAAAGACTATAATTTTCCCTAAACTGTCAAGATAAATATGTATCATAGGACTTACACCTATCATTCATTACATCTCATCATTATACTTTAGGAATAGTATAATAGCTCTTTATGGCTTAACGTTTCTAATCTACCTTGAATAATTCTTCAATTTGTTTCAATTTTGCATCAGCAGATTCTTTAGATAAACACTGACCATGATTAATTACTATATTTTCTTTTGTTTGCTCTATATTAAGTGGTATAGCATGCCCCATTCCCCAGCCATTTTTGTAATGACCTTTTTGATGAGCAAACATATAATAACGAAAAAACCAAGGACTAATACCATTTAATATTAATCCTTTATTCATAGAATCTTCATGTTTCTTTAAACATACACGTACTTCATATATTACACCTGTTTCTTCTCTCCAGCTACCATAAGCATCTCTGGTAGAATCACATGCATATATTGCAACTCTATATCCTATATTTTCAAGCATATCTACAATTTGTATAGCTGTATAGGCTTTATTAAGCATTTCTTTATAACCTATGTTGCAATTTTCAGATATTACTACATATACGTTTATAAGACGTCCACTTCCTATTCCATGAGTTTTTACTCGTTTTCTCATTGCTGGAAAACCTTCAAGTAATCTATCATAATTCATGTCATCTCCATCAAACTCGTCATAAGTATAACTACGTTTAGAACCTCCTAAATCAACATTTAATTCTATTTCTTTAAGACCATCTAAACCTTTAAGATAGCAATACTTACTCTTTTGTATATCATCTATAGATAATCCTCTAAAATCTTTTTCTTCAGTTTTTAAATGAGTGTTAAGATCATTAGAATTTCCTTCTGGAGTAGGAGTAATTGCATCATTGTAAAAATCTGTAATGCTATCATAATTATATAATAATTCTTTCATAACTAACTAGATTTTTTTTTCGCAGGAGTTTCATCACTAGACTCCAACCATTGTTCTAATGTCTTTCTCTCATTTTCAGACCAATTTATAATTAGTCTTTGTTTCCAATCCATAAAGTGATTATACTTAAGAGTATGACCAGCTTGAACCATACGAGTAGATATTACCTTACGTAAATTTGTTTCTTTAGCAAATCTACGTAAAGTGTTTATATAATCTACTACTTCAGAATCATACTGACTTTCATACTTAGCAGAATACGTAACTTCTACAATACCGCCAATAAAACGGTCTATAGTAGACGCATCTAATTGGTTATTTGCCACATATTGACGATCACACCCAAACCCAAATGTATTACTTGTGGCAATAATAATACAGTTCGGATGTCGATGAACTAAGCCCGTAGTAGTCTCAATTTCATCATTTGCTAACGCTGCATTAAGAATTTGCGCAACTGCTGGATCTAATGCCGTTATCTCGTCAATCAATATAATAGATGGTTTCGCATAATACTCTCCAAATCGAGTAGATTCACGCGTCGGATACTTATAACCAATAAACTCGGTAGCTGATGTCCCTATACCACAGCTAATACATAGATATGGAATTTCCATCTCTTCTGCTATATTTCTAGCCATAGTACTCTTACCGCAACCGGCAGGACCAACCATCCATATATTCTTTATGCCAGCTTTGACAGTTCTACGTAACTTCTCTTCTGGCTCTAGGTCAGTAAAATTGAATCCTAAACTTTTACTTTCCTCTAGATACTTTAGTCTTTCTGCTTCTTTTAGGTCTCTTTCATAAGTATCTAATAAATTATTTATTTCTTGTTCTTTAAGTTTCTTACTTAAACTATTAATAATTTTAATACCTGTAAGAGAGGTTTTATATTCATTACCAAGATAGTCGACGAAAGTAAATTTACCATAGGAATCTTTAAGCATATAAAGATCCTTTCGTTGATTCAATCTTTTTTTCTTACCATTTTCTTTAATCGTAGTAGAAATGGCAGCATAGATTACATCCCCTTCTTTAAGCTCGTCACGCTTTTTATCTACATTGATATTTTCAATCGTGTAGTTAGGATCCACTGTATCTATGTCTTTATTAAAGAAATGTTTATTTATGAATTTTGATAAACGCATTTTAAATTGATTTTTTAATTAGACATAAAACAAACGAGAGTGCTTTCGTTAGACTCTACTCACACTCTCGTATCGCTATATTAGCCTAGCGTAGGCATTTAATTTAAACCTTATTTATTAAAATGGCAAATCGTTTAAATTACCTGTATTAAATGAAGTTGTTTCATTCTTAATTACACTATCAAGTGTATCTACAGGAGTTTCTACATCTGCTACAATAGGCTTTTCAAAATTGTCAATACCTAATTTAGCAATTGCAGAAGTCATACCATCGGGTAAGATCATAGGCTCAATAAATGTATATTTTGCATATGAAGGCAAAGTAGTATATCCTTTATTGTTATATACAATCTTTACTCTTACTAACTTAGACTTATCTGCATTATTTAAATAGTTAACTACTTCCGTAGCAAACTCTTCAAATGTAGAACCATTGAAAATCAATTGTTCATCTTTATAAAAACAAAGCAAAATTTGCATCATACGAGAAAATTGAGTATCTTCTTTCTTCTGTAATGCTGCTTCATCCATACCTTCAAACTTAGTAGGTTTCCACTCTGTCTGAGTTAAGGTTGCTCCATCTTTTTCAAAGACAATTTCAAGAAACTTATTACCTGTAGGAGATTCTGCTAAACGTGCGCTTTTTAATTGTACATTCTCATGAATACCTGCAGGAATAAATCTGACGTCATTTTTTGTTATCTGTTGTGCTCTTTCTTTACTATACATATCTTAATCTTTTTATTCTGGTAAATAAATTCTTTCCCAATGAGTAGTAATCTCATTGTTTTCATTACTTTCTGCAATTACTATGTTTTTTCCTCTTAAATGAGGGGCTCTTGCTTCACGTACTGAATTATCTCCACCTTCAAATGAAATATGAGTTTCATTCTTTTTTCGATAGACATAACCTACAGCATCTGCTTCACCACAAACAATATCACCTAATCTTCCAACTAAGTCTATCGCCATTTCTGTAAGCTCTTCACCATCCTTATTAATCATCTTATCTTTAGTATGACCAATAAGAATAAAGTTATCACATAACTCTTTAAACATAAAAATTACTTTCTTTACTGCTTCTCGAAGATATAGATATCCAGATCCGTTGGGAAGCTGTCTTACATCATCTCCTTTAAAGGTTTTCCCCATAGGAGTTTGCCTATAAAGTGTAGCAGCATATGGTAAACATATCTCTTCTAAGCGTGTTGCATTATCAATTGCAATATACTTATAAGGCTTCTTACCTGTCTCAGTAATTTTTTGACGTATTAGGTTAGCAATTTCTCCTAAATCACTTACACTTCTTGCTTGAATAGAAAGAGCTTCAAGAAATTCTGAACCTCCTTCTAAGTCTATTATAAGACATCCTTCAAGCATAGAAAGTAATGTTGTTTTACCAGCTTTAGGTTTTCCGAAAAGTATTAAAAATCTAGGATTTTGTACTTTTGGTATATTTTTTTCAGTTGGTAGTATTAACATATTAAATAGGTTATACTACTTTACTTGATATGATAGTCTATGATAAATTATGTTAAAATTTGTATTATGTAAAGTAAAAGTTATTAGATGTTAAGTTCTGCATTAATCTCAGTATTATTAATCATAATAATAATGTTATTAATGATAGTTTTTTCTTCATCGTTGATTGTGTTAAAATAACTAAGATCGTACTTCGGAATTAGTTTATAACCAACCTGGATAAAATTTCCATACTCCTTAACAGGAGTTCCATCTGCTAATCGAAAATCGTACAGAGGTTTATAATTACGTTTTGCTTTTGCATAGTCGTCTAAACGTTTCATTGCAAGAGCAAACTGTGTTGCTAAATTATAATTTTCTACTTTTTCAGTAGGATAATATGGTGTAGCATATGGGCAATATTTGCAATCCATATACTTAGCAACGTCACACTTTGAAAATAAATCAGCACCAAAACGTATCTTGTTGTTCGGGCCAATGTACTGATAGCTAAACGGAGTTTCCTTAGTATCAATACCGTCAATAACTAATTCTGGATAACTGGTAAGCAAACGCTTCAAAAGATAATTCTTATATTCACCAGTCGGATCACATTTTGCATTCGGAGTAGTTATTGTAAAAGTCTTTTTCATAATTTCAGCCTATTTTTATTGTTAAATACTACATTTTGCTGCATAGTAGTATTTCCTTCAGTTTCTATCAGATTACCATACTTAAGTTCATTGTCAAACTCTAATATACAAGGTTCTCCAGCATCTCTTACTTTAAGAAAATGTAGATATACCTTATTCTTCACAGGTAAGCGATTGACTCCATAACTTTGAATATTAAGTAATTCTGGACGTGATAATGCTATCACATAGTCACTTGCTTGGAATATAGCATCTGATGCAGCTAAATCACTACGCAACGGAAAATGCATAGATGGATTATTTATACGATCAGGCAATTCAATATTTCGATTCATCTGTGAAATCTGTATAATACTCGTATTAGATAATTTCTTTTTACGAATAAACATTTTCTGTAAATCTACTATTGTTCCACGTTCCGTATCTCCTTCAACTAATAAAGCATGGTCTAGGATAACAATTAACCATTTATCTTTGGCTATTGTTTCGTGGAAATAATCTATAGTTTTTTCGATATTTTCGACAGTGCTAGGAGTATCTATATAATATATCTGATACTTCTTAATACGTTCTGCTTCTTCCTTTACTTTAGTAAATGTAGCATCATCTATACTGTCTTCTGCACTATATAATTCCGAGGTAGTGCGTCTTAATCGATTACTCAGTTTTCGACCTATTTGTCTATAACTAAGCATCTCAAACGAAAAATCTAAAATTACAATTTCTTGATCTGTATTAAGATCAATTAAATCAGTTTCAAGCGTATTTGCAAATGCTGATTTACCAGATCCAGAACCTCCTGCGATTGTTAAAATCATATTTGGTTCTAATCCTCCACAACAAACTCTATTGAACTTTTTCCATCTTGTTTTAAGAGGAATAATAGTTCTATCCTTTCTTGCCTGAATATAACTAACAGATTCATTAGTTACTTCAGCAATAGTCTTATACGGTAGTGTCTTAAATAACTGTTGCTCCATATAATTCTGCATTTTGTTGTTCATTTATTTGCTCTTCGTAACATTCCCACTCATGTTGAGTAAGCCATTTCCACATAGTTTTCATATAACCTATTTTACCTGTCTGCAACTTATCATCTATCTCATATCTTAAACAGGATAGAATATGCTCATGCATAGCTTTAGACTTACCGATAATACGGTTATATTCTTTTCTACATTTATTTACGTTAGACCTAAGAAAACCTCTAGTTCCATCTGGTCTTGTTACATAAATAGGAAATACTTCATAGAACTCGTCAAACATACTCTGTTCATTCTTTTTAATGAAATCAAGTAGTTCTTTTGAAGGACTATAAATTTTATTATCGTCAGAAATAGTAACTACGATAATGTTACGTTGAATTAAGTCTTGTATTTCTTCTTCATTAACTCGGCTGAGAAGTTCATGAATGTCTTGATTATTTATTTGATTATCATTCAATACAAGGCTAATAAATACTAATTGATTAATTGATATACTAAATTTGTTTAATAGAGATGTATCTAATTCTAGTATCATAAGCATTAAAGTTTATGACAATTTTATAAGAATTTGATACGATATGTTAGATTCTGTTAAAACAGTTCTAATTGTCTTGGTTGTAATTCTTCAATTATCTTAAGAGCTTCTCTAAGATAATATCTATAATTAATTTTACGCTCTTCTATTGGTTTATCGTCAAATTTATTTAAAAGAGTAACACCAGATGAAGATAACATATTTTGATATGCTTGTACTCCATTATTATCTTTCCATTTCCATAAGTATCCACCATTGGTAGATGCATAGAAACGATTAGTTCTCTGTTGTTCCTCATTCATATATTCAACATGCCATTGTTTACCAGTTTTTTCAGACATTAAAAACTTTTTAATATCTTTACATTCCTTAATAGTTTGTTCAACTGGTATACCATCTACAAAGTACTTTATTATAGCTTCAGGAATTATCTTTGCAGATAGCCCTTTACCTAATAATACTTTAGTAATAAACATTCCTTTTGTTTTAATTAAATCAGGATTTTTAGTTTTTTGGTATCCTTCTTTAACTGCTATATAATCATTAATAGCGTATTGGTACATAGCTTCAAAACGCTCTTCTTCAAGAGTAAGTTTAGTAAGTTGTTCCCAATTTCTACAAATAGTGTTAACCTGTTGATAGTTATCTTTCTTAAGTAATACAAATAAACCATCTGTATTAGCTTGGATGATTCGGCATCCTACTTGTGTTAACTTCTCAGCTAACATAAGTAATAATAACTGTCCATTAATTCTAATTTTCATCACAGCTTCAGGACTATAACAAAAATTATGTTCATTTTGTAGATTTCCTGATAAACCATTTAGAGCTAACTTTAATGTCTCATTCTTTACCTTATCTCCATTATGTTTTGCTTCTATTCTCTCATTTTTAATTTGAGAATATACTTCTAGAAATTCAGGTCCTAAATGTTTAGGATAGAACCCATATTCAATTAACATACTTGGGTATAGAGATGCGACATCGATGTCTATAAGTATTTCATCTTCTTTAGGAATAATTATTTCAGGATCATTCTTAGAATGAATTCCTCCTACTCCTACAGTATAACGTAAGCCTGCAAATACAAAGTTATTTTCATATCCTTTTCTACCTGGAGATACTATCTGATCTTTCATGTCTTCTAGTACTCTATTTAGAATAGGACTATTATACTTAATAAATGGTAATATTACATCCTTTAAAGGAATATAATCCATTGGAGATCTTAGACCTTCTATATCCCACCAAGTTAAACCTGTTTTTTCAAGATATTTCTGAGTTAAAATCTTCATTCCAATATTTACACCATCTTTACTAAGTACTCTTACTCCGTATTCATCTTCAATAGCTATACGTAAATCAATATCTTTCTTACATCTATTTAATAATTCTGAAGTGGATTCAATATCATTGATATTGTAATCTATCATAGAGTCAAAATCTTCTAAAGGAAGAGGTTTAGTCCAATCACATACAAATTCCTGTACATTAGGATATTGCATTGTTACTTGGATTTCCTTTAAACCTACTCTAAGCTTATTAGAATATAACATAGTAAGAATATCAAAAGTATCAAACCATATTTGGTACTTCCAATGCTTCCATGCATCTATATTATCTTCCTTAGAGGTAGTAATAGTCTTACTTAAGTTAAATATAGAACTACAAATAGTAAATACATTATGATTCATTAAAGTATCTTCATATTCAATTATATAATTGATTATTGGATTATCATAATGTAAATTATTATAACCACAGAATATAATATTAGATTCTATTTGTCTAGTTGTAGTATAATATTCTCCCCAAGTAATATACTTATTTACTTGTTTAAAGAATTTAACTAATTCTCTTAGTTGATTTTTTCTCTCTGATATTTCAAATTTATAAATAGTATTTGTTTCTGTGTCTTTTATAGAACAATGAAAGATATTTTGAAATACTTCGATATCGAATACAAATACCGCTTTTCCACGTATTTGCATATTATTAAAGTTTAGTTAGTGATCCTATTGCGACTCGAACGCAAAACCTACAGATTAGAAGTCTGTTGCTCTATCCAATTGAGCTATAGGACCGAAGACGCTATTCAGCGTCTAATTTTTGTAATTCTTCTAAAAAGATAGACATTCTGCTATCTTCGTAAAAACAATCACATGGTGTTCCAGATAATTTATTTGTTGATTTAGGGAACAAATCAAAAGAAGCACAAAACAGAGCTTGTCCTTCTCTAATTTCAGTGTTCTTCTTAATATACGTATCAGCTTTCTTTTTGATATGTATAACATCTAATTTATCAATTTTTCTCATTATGCTGCACTTTTAATAGTTTCTTTATTTTTAAAGATACAATAACGATAATTTGTTGGAACACCTGTTCCTTTTAGTTCATATCGAGACTTTTCCCAAATTTCGATACCAAAATAATCTCGCATAGTTTTACTAAATGTATTATTTAGTTCTTCTCCGTCTTTACGAAGTTCTTCTAATGTTTTACGAGATGGATTTATACTAAAATCATATGGTAAACCTTTACTATTCTTTCTCTGTATAATAAGCAAATTAGGGTATTCACCTTTAACCCTCTGCTTACTTACTAAAGTACGTACTTTTTTGTTAAACATAATATTATTAATTTTATCCTCATGTGCTGCTTTTTCTGCTTGCTTCTTAAAGATATTATTTATCTTTCCATATAGTTTAGATACTAACTTATCATGTTTATCACTATATTTAGCATTATTGAATCTTTCCTTTTTTTGTTCCTTTGTAAGAGCAAAACTTTTTGCTGGTAAAGATTCAAACGTCAAATTACTTAACTTAGGATGACGATGTGTTATACGAGTACGTAAATTTCCTTTACTATCTTTATAAGTAGTTGTAATTGCAATCTTCATTGCTCTATTAATTTCTTTAGAAGATTTACCATTTTCCGTCCAATAATTGATATACTTATTATTTTTCTGTTGATCAGTCTTATTCATAATGTTATTGTTTTTAAAGATTAAAAAATAAGGGATAGATGCCTCCGACACACCTCACATTCGGCGTATTACCGTCGATTGTTACTTATCTATCCCTTTAAGATTACTTTATTATTTTTTTTAAATTTTAGAAAAATATGATTTTTTTTTATGCTGCTAAGAATAAAGGAGTTTCTTCCTCATTCAAATCAGTATTGTCATTAAATTCTGCAATTTTCTTTCGTAATTCATTTAATGGTAACGAACATTCATTCTTCTTAGCACGTAAATAGTTATACGTAAGTTCCTCATTTACTGCTAAACCTTTCTTCCCTCGTTTAGCTTTAAGTACAGGATTAATTGTGTGATGTTTCATCATTTCATCTAACTTAACCATATACTCATTTAAAGCAGATAGTTTATAGATATTAATAATATTTGCATCACTAGATAAATCCTTTAACTTAATACCCATATTTGCACACTGAATACGTAATTTAACAATTACTAATTCATCATATGTTGCTCTAATATGAATTAACAGAGATTTTAGGTCATAATTGCGTGTTAAACCTTTTTTAAGTACATTTTCTGTTGCTATAATTTTCCAATAACGAGAAATTTCATTAGTTAATTTATCACGCTTATCGATTAACATGTTCGGCTTAATAGTTTTTGTAATTGATTTCATATATAGTTGATATTATTTAGTTAATACTTGATTTAAATACCGTATATTAGAAATCGCTTACCTGTGTAGCCAAGGAGGGAATCGAACCCTCAAGACCATTTCTGATCATCGGATTTTTAAGTCCGACGCGTTTACCAATTTCGCCACAAGGCCATAAAACCAAGATACCCGACCCATCGTCTTGGGCTCTATGGTTTTATATATAAATGTTTAATGTTTTCATTTTCTCTATATAACTATAGTAAGTAGATATTACATCTAATCTACTAACTTAGTTATACTTTGTACTACTTTATTAAAAACAAATCTAAATTCAATCCAAAGTATGAATAAGCGTCCATCTGCTAATACTTATTCATGAATAATTTAATCTTCTTCTAGACGTACTCCAATTGGAATTTGTCCTCCTCCAAGATCAAGATATGCAATACCTTCACCCCGGAAACGTTTTTTTCGACCACAATCATTTTTTTGCTGTTGCTGTGGGTTCTCATCTATCAGCTGTAGGATACTCAATTTGTAGTCACCTTCTGTTACACCTAGAAAAGCATACATAACAAATCGATCAATAACAAAATCATACTGTTGCTTATTAATAGCATTAGTAATGATTTCTTCTGTCAGAATTCGTGGTAAATTACTGTCTTTTGGTAAATACCGTGAAAATGCATTAAGCATTTTAAAACACAAATCTGTAAAGGACAGGGTTGTGTAATCTCGAAAAATTTTATTCCACCAATGTTTTGGTGTTCTACCAAATGTTACCGACCCATCGTCATTGATAACAATTGATTCTGGAATCTCATTATTCAAAAGAACAATGCTACTAATACGATTATCTTTTAATAAAAGCTTTAGTAAGTCTTCTCGAGATTTGGAGATTAGTCTTACTTTTGACATAGCTCAAAATTATTTCGTAATAGGAGTGCCAAGTTCAGTATAATACTTATCACACTCCGTCAAATGAATGTCATTAAGATCGCTTAACAACTTAGCCTGATTAAGCATATCTTCTGCAATAGCCTCAGCTTTTGCTTTCTCTAGAGCATTCAACTTATTAACCTGCTCAGTAAGAGAGATCAAATCGTCGAACAAAATCGGTTCCCGTCCAAGAGAAGAATTCTTCTCATTGTTTTCTACTGCTTCTGTGATAGTTTCCATAGTAACTTCACGGAATTTAGCAGGTCCAATCTTAAACTGCAGAGTTGGATTGTTGTTCAACTCCACTACAAGAGTAGTCTTATCAGGAAGTGGAACTAACCGCACACCGAAGATATTAGTACCTTCAATAATGTACTTCATGATTGGTTTCATTGTCAAAGTTGGATCGCCGTCCCGTTTACGGTCATTGAACATAAGATCTGCTGGCTCCCGCCGAACAACGAAAATCTTTTTACCAATTAAGTTCCAAGACTCAAGAATAGCTCTGTTTTTACCGATCAATTCAGGATTGATCACTGCATTCATTTCGTTCATATTTATTTCTCCTTTTTGATTTTAAGATTGATTTCTTTAACGAGAAATTAATCAGTTAATAATAAAATTAAAAATTAATGTATTACCTTTTATTCTAACCTTATCCTGTACCTAAAGGATACGCTTTAAAAAGCTTTGAATGAGGTTAATCAATCTCAATGATGCATATGGTAATACAACGTTAGTTAAAATTCTGATAAAATTTGTTAATACTGTAAAATAAGTCAAAGTATAATAAAACTCATTACTAGAATGTAGCGATATTTCACTACTCGGCATTCCCCGTAGGACTTTACTTATTAGACAGATAAGTCAGCCGTTCTTCACTTATTTATTTCTACTTTTTTAAAACATAATATTTTCTGCTAATATCTGTTAATATTTGCAATTTTGGGTTTCGAGATTGTACTTAAAGGGGACTCGTAACACCTACCGTTTCCCTTTGTTTGCCGTACTCTACAACGCGATTTGATGCAAAGATGTAGAGAGCTCCATCATCAATAGTACGATACTATCTACGGGCATATAAGCTATTACAACATTCTTATCTTAAAAATAGACTTGGCGAATGAGGGTCGTTTCTGTTGAGAAACGTTACTAAAACTACTAATACAAAAGCTGCTGATGTTTCACAGCACCCACTTTTGGACATTTCACTTCTGACATTGCAATAAATCTCAGGTTACTATTTTCTACTCATGGTATTTCCAACCATTCAACAAACGTTTTAGTACACTCTAATGAGAAGCGTACCAGCCGTCTCAGCGATCTCCTTAGCTAATGTGTTGCGCACATTAGTTTACAGAATTTCATGTAGCAAGTTACTTCAATAGCGGGGTGGCTCATACTTTGTCAAGGTACTACCATTGAACTTCCCTATTGTTTTAAAAATTAAACATGTTTACACTCTCCTTATTTGTTTTAGCTGTTCGTTTCAGCGTAGGCACTCATTGATTAGACTTACTAAAGTATATAACATCTTATATAACATTAACTAACCAAGGCAATACGTAGATTACTTCCATTCTACTTCGTGTCGGCCTCTTAAGACGCATTGTAAGATCCTGCTCTATGCTGGAGTGCATAGCTCTTACCTAATTATTTCTAGCGAATCTTGGTTAAAGATACCTCACTTACTTTGTCTGAGTTTTATGGGTGGGCTCAGTTCCATCTTCCTTTGTTTCCCATGAATATACTTATATTGATCATATATTCAACTACTAATAGTCTTTTCGCGGACTTCAAGCGCTAGTTAGTTTATTACTCGGTGCAAAGCACACTAAGCTTTATAGTGACGTTACTAACAAGTCACTTTATAATATAATAACCTAAACCTCATTATGCTTATTTCTAAACACTATAGTAATTGCAACTATATTATGAAATCTCTTAAGCTGTAAGACACGCAATTTACTTTCCATAGGGATTTCTCCCAAACAGCTAACTCTAACGTTCACTGTATTGCGTAAGGGTTTTGCACCCAATCCGGTTAATCTGTCATATAACTCTAATACAAAAAGATATTATACGGATCATAGCCACTCAGCCATGTCTTAATTAATTTCTGCTCATTATTATATTATCCTCCTCCTTCATATATACCATATCCAAGTACTAATCTTGCTATCGATTTTCCCGATTCCCAATTGAATTTTACACTTCTATACAACAGAAGATCTTTAGATATAATATAGAACACTAAGGCAATATTCTTTAGGCTCGTACACACTTAAGTAGTGGGCCAAGGGGGTTTTGGAGACACCCTAGAATGCTAGTCGATTCTCAGTTAAGATGACAACGTATAAACAGCACGTGTTCACATTCCTTCGTGATTTCACCAGTGATATTGGTCAACGAATGTGTATAGAGGTGAACGATACCCCTTGCTTTGTTTAGATGCGATAGCTGCTCCTTCCACATCTGCGTCTTTTAGCCACCAGTACGGTTCTCGCTTATGGGTTATGCACGCTCTCCCATTTTCCTGTTGCTTCTTCAGTTATAGAGTAATTTTATAACACAACAAGTTATCATACTATAGTATAAATAAAAGTGTTAGCTTTTATTTAATACATTTCAGTATCCTGTATTACTCACATTACACGGCTTAGTTAGGCTCAAATAATGAATATTTATACTTATAGCTCTTGTATACCGCTTGTATAGTTCTAGTAGCGGTCTGCGTTTCTCTTCGGCAGTTACCAATTTTTCACTGGCAGTTCTTTATTAATCGGCTTTAAACGATTAAAAAATTTGCTTCTATAGGCAATATCTTCAGGTAAATATACTACCTTTTCTACTACCTTAGTTATATACTCTGGACGTGTCTCAACATCCGTTTTAATTGTCACAGTAGTATTATCAACGTCTCCATTAAATAATACAGTCTTTTCCTGCAAGTCAATGTTGATAGATTTCTCTTCATTCAAACCTAGTACGTCTACTGGCATTTTGGGTACGTCTACCCAACGAATTCGAGTTTCTTCAGCATTTGCAGTTTGAGACGGAGAATTAGGGTCAAACCCTATAAATCCTCCTAGACACACCATTACTAGTATGGCTAACATATTAAAATGCTTCATATTGATTACTTTTTGGCTTCAGCATATGCTGACTTGTCTACATATGAAGACAAACGCATAATAGGCTTAGCATAATACTGAACAAGTTCTTTTAACTTGTCTTTTAGGATATTTTCAGAATCTCCATATGCTGCAATAAGCGTTTTACGGATAGAATTCGGATGAACAATCATGTCAAGCTGACTATCTGGAACTTTTACAGCAACGTCTTCAATGTTACCCTTTAAGATAGCATCAATTACATTTCCTGCATTTGCTGCCAAAATTTGACGATTTACTACAGTAAGTTCTCCGTCATAAGTCGGCTTTCCTTGAGATGGACTAGCCTTCTCATTCCAATCATCAACTTTCTTCTTAGAAGCAGCAGACATAAGTACTGCAGTCAATTCTGCAACTTCTTGTTCACTCAATGTAGGACACCAAGCTTTCAATAATGCATGAGCTCCAAGAATACTATGCTCAGCTCCCATTTTACCATTAACCATGCCGCGTAGGCAGTTAATCATAGTAGCTTCAGTACCCTTGTGAAGAATATTTGCAAAGATGACAGACTTCTTCTCTTCAGCAGCAAATGAGAATGCTTTACGTGCCCATTCAATACCACTCAAGAGATTACCTCCAATTCCACCCTTATTAGTTTGAGCGAAAATTGTACGTAATGCTTCTAACTTCTCTTTTTCAGGAAGTTCAGGACTTGGTTCTGGTATAGGTTTTTCTTTAGCCTTATTGTCCTGTGCAGCAGTCTTACGAGTCTCAGTTGGAATTTCTTCAAATTGAAGCAATAACTGACCATCATCCTGGGCAGTAGTCTTTACTTTAACTCCAAGATAGTTTGTAAGAACATTTTCTGCTTGTTCACGCATATGTGGTTTAATGCGCACTCCTAGATTCTCGAAGTCTTCTTCTAGCTGAGTAAAATACTGAAGCAAAGCAACTCCAGTCATTACATCAAATTGCTTTTTAGCAGTCTGTCGAATACTACTAGGAGTATCCGGATTATTTACATACTCCTGATATACCATCTTTGCAAGGTCAATCGCATGATTCTTGTCAATACGGTCTGTAGAACCTCCAGCTGAAGAAAGTGCAGCACCTAAAGATGTTGCTTTTGACGTATTTACTACCTGAGTAGCAGGTTTAGGCTTTTCAACCTTGGCCTCTTCGACTACTTCTGGATTAATTACTTCTCCATTTGGACTAGCAATTTCTTCCTTTTTCTCTTCTACAGGAGCAGGAGTAGGTTCTTCAACTTTGGTTTCTTCAACCTTAGTTTCTTCTGCTTTTGGCGCTTCAACTGCAGCTTCTGCTGCTTGAGTCTTTACTTTTTCCTCTACAGGCTTAGTTTGTTTCTTTGCAGTTTTAATTGCATTCTTATTATTCTTTGCCATTTTGATAATGATGCGTTCCTTACGCGTTAATTAGATTAAATACTTGTAGATATATATAAATAATATTGAGAGTAATATACTCTCACGAATCATCTATATAACTACTTTTCACTCTCTGTTTTGTAGGTACTCCTTCTGCTTCAATTTCTACACTGTCACGCTCTACTATTTCCTTACTTGCACAATCTGGAATAGCAACAGTATCCTCCAATACAAAAGGAGAAATACTACTGTGCATGGGAGTAGATTCTGTAGAAACTACTGCAGTTTTCTCAGAAGTAATATCATCATTAGTAATGTCTACTAACTCCTTTACTCCTGCACCTACAAGTAAGCTTATCAGCATGATGGCCATCAATTTGCCGAAAGCTTTGGCATCCTTCATTACTATAGAAGCAATGAATCCAATTACTACTGCAAGACACAGTAGACCAAATGAATTTGCCATAATTTGTAAGTATTGGTTAATATTTGTTAAACATCTCTCTCAGTCTTTGTCTTGCTTTATTCAAACACGTCTTTACAGTCGCTTCTGGAATAGCAAGCTCTTCTGAAATTTGTTGGTAGGATTTTCCATCTAACCGAGCATAAATTAAATCTCTATATTTCTTCTTAAGACGAGGAATACAATCCATAACAATATTTATATTTTGCTGAAATATAAGATTATCTTCTGGACTGTGCTCTAATCCATTTAATTGAATTGTAGAATCTTCTTCATCAATATAGTTATTTAATTGCTCTTTTTTGTTCCTTCTTATATAATCTATTGCAGTATTAACTGTAATAGTTTTTAACCACATCTCAAATGATAAATGATGTGTATAAGACTTAAGCTTTAAATATACTTTAGTAAATACTTGGGATGTTATATCATCTGCTGCATCTGCATTGTTTACTACTTTAAAAGCAGTGTACCAAACAGTCTTTTTATAGGTATTATAAAGCGTACTAAAAGCTCTTTCGGAACCATCTCTAGCTTGCTCTACAAGAAGCTTTTCTTCTTCTTTCATAGTTCGCTAGATTTTAGTGGACTAAAGCCAACCCAATGACTTTAATCCTTATTTAGTAATTAAAATGGTAAAACATATTCTAGATACCATCTGTGTAGTATCTTCTTTCTCTCCCAGTAAAGTTCTTTTATCCAATTAGCCCAGAGAATTCTATCATCTGAACTAAGACATTTGAGATTCATAATCATACTATTTGCTATTCTTAACTGAACTAACTCAGTTTTAGTTTGTTGCATCTCTGCATGACTAACAGCAAATACCATAATCTTGTCTTGGATTCTTTGTGCTATTGTATTAAGTATAGGATATTCTATTCTTTTATAGATATTATCAGGTAATCCACTAAAGATTGCACCATCACTAGATTCATCTTTTAGGAAATTATAATACTGATTACCTATCTTAGTTCTTCCAGTACAATACTCCTTTTCGTTAAGTCTAAATGGAGTAACTGCATCTTTAGTAGTTAAAGATATAATTGTACCAGGATAGAAAGAATATTCTTTCTTAATATTTTTTTGTAAATACTCAAATGCTTTCATAATACTTTACATAATACCACGTAAACGAAGTCTTGTTTGAATTTGTTGAATGATAAGATCAGCTTGAGATATGCTAAATCCTGCACTGATAATCATTACTTGAGCTTTGACATTGTACTGTTCTGGGTACATTTTAGTAAAGTTAATATATTTATTAACCCATTCATCGAATTGCTCATTTGTAAACTCGATAGACTTCTTTTCAGTAGTCTTTAATCCATTTTCATTCTTAATAGAACTACTTACAGATGGAAGATCAAAGATATAGTTCTTTGGATTACATACTATATCCTGCAATTCAGGATCATCTTCTTTTAAGACAGTAACTGTACCATCTTTCTCCATATCGTTCAATAGAACGCCACTAATTACTCGTAAATAAGGATATTCACCAGCAACTCTTACTAAAACACTTGTGTTTTTTCCATTGGCTATATATAAGCCAGCTCTTTTAAGTTCTAACATTTATACCTCCTTTTTAAAGAATTTGTCTGCAACAATTTTAGCATCAGATAATGATAAATTATACTGATCTTTTACTCTTGAAAGAAAATCCATTTTAGATGTAGACTTTTCTGCAAGTTTTTCGATTTCTTGTTTTACTCCTGGATCATTAAACTTAACCCAAGGAATGATTTCAATTTTATTCATCGTATTTGCTCTTTATATGTTTCTATTTCTAATTCAATTTTCTTCCAAAAATGATATCCTTCTGAAGTATTTATAGCATCAATACAATCTAAAATTCCTCGACTAAATTTAAATCGAATCCTTTCAACTGCTTTTCTATGATACTTATTATTTCTCCAGTAAGTTGGTACGCAAAATTCATACATATAATCTATGAACTTTGTTAGAACTTTGTTCTTTCTAAGAACATAATCCCACTCAGGTGGAATTAAATCATTGATTGCTTTCTTTACACTCATACTTTACATCTGTTTGAGGTCCATAAAAAGAATGTTCATAATTTGTATCTTTTATCTCTAATATAGCATATTTAGCAGCGTTTCTAGTCATGTTTATAGCTTGTTTTATAGAATAATTTCTAGTCCAAGACTCTATACGATCTAACATTTTTAAAACACTAGTAAGATACAAAATAGAAAAGTTTCTTTTTGTTGCTTTAATTTGTTTTACTGTTCTCATAATTTTGATAATTAAGTTTGTAGTAAGGGGAGGATTCGAACCTCCGATACCAGCTTTTGATATTATCTCACCGCTCTACCATCTGAGTACTATCCTTACTCCAGCTTTCTACGGCATTAGCTTAGCCGTTTTTTTGAACTTACGCCGCAATGCAGCTATAGTTCATAATATAACTTGTATTGCCAGTTATCTGCTTATTGACCTATTCTACTTCACACTGTCGCTGTCAAATTCATTCAGCCCCCAGTAGTAAGTAGATATTTACATCTAATCTACCTACTATGCGTTTCCTATCATTTTACTTCGAGGGAAACGCTAGCAATAGAAGTCACCTTAGACGTCATAGTGAGTGGAGCTGGAGGGGATCAAACCCTCGTCCATACGACTGATTCATAGACCTAACAGTCAATTTCTTTAATTTCTTTTAAAAAACTACTATCCTATTTATTCGTATCTCTTATTCATAGGCAACCCTTTTCCTTCATATTAGACCAATATTAGATACTGGTTGACCGTTGTATAGTCCATTGTACTCTTGCTTAGTAGCTTAGTTGTTACTAAGCTTCCATTAGGGATCTGGTTGATAATAGTAGTTCTGGGTTGACTGACACCATACTAACTTGTTTAGGGTTAATAATACATATCTCTACCATATACCTCTGGCGAAGGAGTATTGGTAGTTATTGTTGGAATCGATTCAGATTTGTCATTTCTGAATTGACATACATCACAATGTTTTTTATTACATTGTAACGGACAATCGTTCTTTAAAAGATTGTTTACTGTTGCTTTAAGCTTTTGATTACTTATCAATTTCATAATCTCTAGATTTGCGATCATAAGGCTGTAATTTAGCTCTACGCGATCTTGTTTTTTTAGTATTACCATATTTCATGGTGTAATTACTATCTTTGAATGTCTTTCCCATTATGAAATCATTGATAAAGCTACGCGAGCATATTCTACAATATTTTCCATTTCTTTTCTTTTAGAAAGGAATTCAAGATCTCTGTTAGTTTTAGGACCGTACGATAGTACTTCAAGAATAGGTCTCTGTATTACTCCTTTTAATACAAGAGTATAGAAATAGCTACGGAAAGCTATACTATCTGATTCTTCTCCACATACTTCAGTAATCGTTTCTACCGCGATCATAAAATCGCTCTTCACAGGCTTTTTCTTGTTTTTATTAGTGAGTAGAAATTCATCTTCAGTATAGATATTGGCTTTAACATCTATACCCATTGTACCTTGAAGAGCAAGTACACCGCTTTTGATGAGTTCATCATTAACCTCATCTTTAAATCCAATAATTAAAAGTTTCATTTGTTTAAATTTTATTGATTAAAATTAATTTTCTTTAAAAAAATCTATACAGAAATCTTCAAAATTTTCTGTAGTTGTATATCTATCTCCACTTACAAGTATTATATCTGTAGTATTGTCATTAATACTTCTAATTATTCCTACTATAGAGTCTATTTTAATGTAGGCTTCTGTTTCATCTACTATAGTATCATCATTTTTACGGAATACCCTAAATTTTGTTTCTAGATATCCATTACTTAACTTTTTCATATATCCTCTTTATAAGTATGAGTATGATAATATACTCCACAATGTTTGCAGTATACTCTCTTAGTAGTGCCTTTAGCTATTTCCTTTTTAGGATCAAATTCACTACTCCATTTGTGACCATCAATAATACAATCTATTTCAGCTATTGCTCTAGAGTATTTTAATGGTGATAGGCACAATGCTTCATAAGCTTTTTGCCTAGCTTCTTTGCGTATTTTTCTAATACGCATTGTTCTAGTTAATTTTGATAATATTCCCATAATTTAAACGTTTAAATTGATTAATAATGACGCCTGGACACTCAGGATTTAATTAAGTTAGTGCCAACTCTTAGTTTATAGCATTTGTTATAAGACAAAGATGAACGACCACAATCGTTTACTTATTTAATGACTCTCACTATAGTTTTTAAAACTCATAAGCAGAAATAGCTGTCAAACTAAATCTTATTGGAGTACATGATTTTAACGTCCGCACGACTATAAATAAACAAAACAATCAGATTCGGCGTAGTATCCTTACTGATATATAATACTACTGCTTAGTTTTACTTATTTACTCCCGCCCCACATGCTTGTCATTTTCTGAGGACGTATACTCTATCTTCACAGACTGAGTATACTAGACTCTAATATTCATTTAAAACAGAAAGAAGGTTTGGTTTTAATTTTGAATAGAGTCATTTACAACCGTTGATATAACATGAGTTTGTATAGAGTCATCAAGGTATTTTTGAGCTCTTGCTCCAGATAGTACTGTATTATACGTTGATGTGTTTGATTCATATATGTAAATCATGTCTTTTATAGACAATGATGTACCATGCTGCATCAAAATATCAGTTAATACTACCCTCGGCATAGCTAAAAATACGCTATCGATTCTTCTATCTTCTCTCATTTGCTCACGCATATCGAGAATATCCTGTATTGTTGCTACAGGTTCTTCAATAGTAATATGCGCATCTTGTTGTACTTCTTCTTGGTTCACACCATTTAAGAAATTAGCAATGTTTTCACGCTCTGCGTAAATTATTGCTCCCATCATGCCTATTAAGGCAAGAGTTATTAATACTACCCAAACTATTATTCTTGGCGGTTTAGGTCTCGCCATCATTTCATTTTCCATTTTGATAATGTTTTAAAATTAGTAATTAATCTCTCCAAAACCAATCTTGGAGTAGTTCTTTAAAGTTTTCTATTATGTAATTTCCATCTTCTCTCTCTTTTATTTTCAGAGAAGTCCCGACATGAGCAGAGGAATCGTCCAACTCATTGCGAGAATCCAAAGCGAACAAACCCGCAGATTTATTATATCCATCTTTTCTGTATAACCAAGAATAGATGTAATAATAATCGAACTTAGGTATCCAAGGTTTATTATCATTACTAATGAAATTCAGAGCAGCTATAATTGTACTAAGCTGTTCATACAGATTTAAATGCTTATCTTTATAAGTTCTAGGTTTTCTACCTATTACTTTACAAGCATCTTTGTAAGATTTAATTTCTTCTCTTTTCATACTTTTATTGATTAAAATATATTTGCCTTTTCTTACCAATAGTATCTCCTATAGAATAGTTATAATATAATCCAGAAGGAACAACCACATTAGTAATTCTATATCTAATGTCTTGAGTGTAAGGATTTTTAATAGTAAGTATATAATCACTTGTACTATTACTTTTTCTTACTATTACACAGTTCTTATAATTGTCTAAAAATTCTGTAGCAGTATTAATATGTGTAACAGATAGTCTATTAGCTATCCAAATAACTATAAGTACAAATATTATAGCGCCTACTATAGATTTAGTGATACTATTTATACTTTCCATGAATACTCCTCCCTATATTTAAATGCATATCTCCACCAAGCACTTTCAGTAAAAGTAGTAGACACACTAAATGTAAAATAATTTTCAAATTCGTACATATTATGTAATGTAATACTTCGATTTTGAAATATTCCTTGTTCTATTCTCCTTTTAAGAACCCAAGAATAGCTATTATTTAAGCATTCAGTTAGGAATACACTAAGTATTTTTTCCTTTATAAGGAAATGTAAGAGATCATACGACATTACTCTTAAAACTCTTAATCTTGTAAGTTTTTCTTCTTTCATATTAAATTGATTTTAATGTTAATTACTAATTGTACCCAGAGCGGGAGTTGAACCCGCACGACCAATGGTCAAAGGTGTTTAAGACCTTAGCGTCTACCTATTTCGCTATCTGGGCGTCCAAATTAAAAACTATTATTGTTATTAGGAGAATTATTGTGCATATTACAGTAATTGTAAACCCTATTTTAATATCTCTTTCTTTCCAATCTGTAATTATTCCTAAGTACACTGCTGATGCTGATACTATAGCTGTTGCTAATAAGGCTCTTAAAAATATTTCCATAACATTGATAGTTTTTAAAGTTAATAAAAAGGTAGCTGTTAGTTTTCATAGGTAAAACTGGAAGATTTTTTAGACCTATTACTTAACACACTCGCCACGTGAAGGCCAGCTTTTGAGTGCAATCAGTATATCTATATTCACATATAAATATACTGACAATAGTACGCTTACTATTATGCTTAATTAATCAATCTGTGAATTAAGAATGAAACAATGATTAAATAAACAAATGGCTGATACTGTAAATCTAAGGACGAAACAAACTTGGCTATATTAAACTATATGGCATTTGCGACTGGAAGAAGGTAATATTGCCGTCTAATATAGTTGTTCCTGATTTTAACGTCTGCACTAATACTCGTGACACCACTACTATAAACACGAGATATAAGCCCCACAGGATTGTTAAGGATTCTCACCTTAAAGATGCAGTAATATTTACTGCATTAACTTATTAATAAAACCCTACTATAGATACACTTACATGGTAAGGTTTTAATTTTTCGGTAATAATATCTACTTCTTCTTGTGCAACAAACTTAGTAAATATGTTGTATTTTCCTATACAACTATCTACATATTCTTTAGTTTGTCTAAGACTAAGACCAAATTGGTTTTTTAGTATTTTTATTATCTCCATTTTAGTAGAACCACTAACTTCTTCAGGTACATACATACTCATTCTTACTAAGCTTATTTTGCTCTCTAATTCAGGCATATTTGTACAAGGAATAGGCGTTTCTATAAGAATAGATAATATGTTATCAAACTGTTCTTTTGAACATACTTTAGATGTTGCATCTATTAAACTGCCTATAGATAATTTCTCATCATCGATGAGCTTATCTATTACATACCGTTGAATACAATCTATTTTCTTCATAATTTGATATTATTTGTTAGTTACTTTTTTAGTATTTTAAATCTATCAAGATATTTTATTAATAGACATAATAGAGTAATTGGGCCTGTGAGGGCAACTACTAAGAATACTATTATATCGCTTAGTGATGGTTCTTTATACGTTTTATATATATCTATAAGAAAAAGTATAGAACCAAGTATACCTAATAATAGATAAATAATAAGTAGTGTTACTTTTGTTTCCATATAATTGATTTATTTGTTAGTTAATGCAATAAAAATAATAGAGTAAGCGCATTAATATAATCGATGTTGCGTTATGCGACTATAAGCTATGCTATGAACTACGTAGATATACACGTTTCTATTCTCTTACTCTATTGAGTCTGCTATACTTTTGGTTATAGTATAACTTTCTACTCAAGTTTTGACATACTTGGTGGAACCTTTCTTCGAGGCTGTAGTCCGATATATTCCACATTCACTTTACTCACCCGGAACTGAGGACACTTATTGTTCAGTTAGTGTCAGACTGTCAAGCACCTCATTAAGCCTATCATAGTTTAGTTGAATAACCATATAGATAGATATAATACTATCATTGTGATTATTACTGATAACATACCTAATTCTGTATCTCTATCCATATGATTATTTATTTAGTTAATGATTAAATTGCATTTTACACCTAAAACTTATTGCAACAAGTATACTCATTATCTCTCGGTTATATAAACCTGCAAGTAACATTGTTATTATCTCTCATAAGAAACTGGTGCCCTCAATGTCTTGGGATTGTTACACAACTCCGTAGCTCACGCTACTCCGAAGTTATTGAGTTTTTTAGTAAGTTATTTATCAGAGGCCGTCCACTCCTGAAATTCTAGTCAGGTAGGTGTGATAAAATACTTACTGTCTTTTGTTCTCTTACTCATCATCTAATCTTAAAGTAAGATATAGAATGTGAAATACATTAAAGACGAGATAAAAGATTAAACCATTAATCTCTCCTATAGCAAAATAACAAAATAGGAAAGATATAATGTTCAATAGTCCGTGTATTAATGAATACATAGGCAAAGTTGTTATGTTGATAATAAATGTTGGTTTGCGAAGCAAGCAAAGTCTACATAATCTGTAGACCGTGCTTGTTGGATAGAACCGCCATATATTAAGCGATTACCTCGGTAATGTCGGTTGCGGTTTCGCATGGAATATAGGCACCCGATTCAAGTCCCCGTTCAAAAGTCCTTTTGCATAAGGCATCAACATTCCCACCGTTTTCGGCACATGTACCATCGGCATTTTCAAAAAGTGTTAAATTAACACTTTTAAACACTTTCGGTATGTACTTTGTTTTAGTCACTTCGATGGTTTTGCCATTACGAACAACCTTTTCCGTTACTTCCTCCTCCGTTTCATAGACACTAGTAACAGAGCCTTCTTTGCGAATGTAAAACTCTGTACCCGTTACCCAAGATACCGACATTAATCGTATAGGCGCACCCTTAACCACTTTCCCGTCTTCGTCCACCTCATAGAGTTTTTCTAATTGCTCTACTTGTTTGTCCGTTGACGGAAATAGTGTTTTTGTAAAGTTAAAACGCCTTGACATCATAGCGAACGGATTAATACAACCGTCCTCATCTACTACGTTTGCACTCTCGTCACCCTCAACTCCCGTTGCTTTAATAACAAAGTACGGCATTTCATTAGGTCTTTCAACCTTAACAAAGCTTGTCACATTACATTTCATAACTACACAATTTTTAAGAATTACACAATACACAATAAAAGGGAACGCCAATACCAAATTAGTACGGGGTGTTCCCTGCCGATACTTAATAGAGGGGAGTGAATCTTTGCTGTTTCGCACACGCGGGGGTATTTTATATTTTTTTAATTCCACACACGCACCACCTCTCTCAAAAAATTTTTATAAAATTTTTATATTTTATTTTTAAATATGTTTAATTTATGTTAAATATCTGTAATTATTTTTAATATTTGCGTTATATAATATATAACAAATAACTATATAATATGAAATTAATAGAATCCAGTGTACAGATTATTGAGGAGAAAGACCCTTACAAGATGATAGAATTAGCAGGTAGAACTTGCTATAAGTCTGAAGATAAGATAACAGAGAATAGCGCTAAAGAGTTTGTAGATCGTATGATTAAGCTTGGTCATGGGGCTATGTTAGAGCATGGTACTATTTACTTAAAGATAGATAAAACAGAAGACGGACACCTTCCGCCAGCTAGATTATATTGGTCAGATGGTAATCACAAGAAATATACAAAAGTGCGTAAACATGGAAATTCAATATACGTGACAACCAATCTACGAGTAATAGTAGAAAATAATAGATTGGACGATTTACAATACCAAGTAGAACCTACAGAGCATCATGAAAAGCGTATTACGGCTAAATTCATATGTGATCGTGGCGTATCCCATAAATAATTTGTGGCTATAGCTAGAAATAGCTATTAGAAAACTCGATGAATTGCTGGAAGGCTAAATTTTAATATACACAAATTCATAACTAAATTCTAACTTATACGTTATGAAATTATAAAACATAGCGTATGAAAACAGAAATTGAGATAGGACAAAAATTCGGTAAATGGACTGTAATAGACGATGTTCCAGTTTATACAAAAGGAGGACAGCGTAATGTAAAAGTTCAATGCGAATGTGGAACTATAGAGTACAAGCATTGGAGTAGTTTAAGATTAGGAAAAACTACCAAATGTCGAAATTGTAAACGTTTAGAGCGTAGAATAAATATTGAAGTTGGAAAAAAATACAAACACTGGACTGTATTAAAAGAAGGTGAACAAATTAATGGTCAATTAAAATATTTATGCAGATGCGATTGCGGAACAGAGCAGTACTTTACAGCGAGTGCACTAATGAGTGATACTAGATGGTTTCAATGCAAAAAATGCACAGCTAAAGAAAATGGTCATAAGCTGCAATCTAAAAACGGCAAATGTGGAGACTTAACTTTATCAAGAGTAAATAGAATAAAACACAAAGCAGAACTTCGTAAAATAGAGTTCTCTGTGTCCATGGAATATCTATGGAATTTATTTATCTATCAAAATAAAGTATGTGCACTAACTGGTGATCCTTTAAATATAAACACCGCTTCTTTAGACCGAATTGATTCTAAATACGGTTATATAGAAGGTAATGTTCAATGGGTTACTGCTCAGGCAAACAAATGTAAACATATACTTACAATGACAGAACTTTATGAATTTTGTGAAAAAGTATTAAGACATGCTAATCAGCAGCCAAGCCAACCTTTAACAAAGTTGGAAGGTTCAACGACTAATGGTTGAAACTCGTAAGAGAATATAATACCAACACGAGTGTCGAGCATCCTATATGGATGATGATATAGTCTGAACTAATAGGAAACTATTAGAAATACGAGATAAAGAGCTCGTATGATAACATAATGGAATTTGTACGCCATCGCGTATTTAGCTTTGCACAGGAGTCTCAAAGATATTGTAACTATAGTAAGGATAAGTTTGGTAATGAATGTACTTTTATTATACCGTCTTGGCTAAATGATTTTCCAGAATGTATAATTAGAGACTCTATTAGTGGATGTATGTGGCCTAGTGACTACTATAGAGAAAATTTAGATGGAAGTTTTAGAGGGAATGTCATATTTATGACACATACTAAATATTTAATAGACTCTTTGTTTAGAGCTGAAAAAAGTTATAATAATCTAATTAACTCTGGATGGAAACCTCAACAAGCAAGAGCAATACTACCTAATGCAACTAAGACAGAATTAGTAATGACAGGCTTCGAGAGTGATTGGGAACATTTCTTTAAGTTACGTTGTAGTGGTGCAGCTCATCCAGATGCTAAGAAGTTAGCTGATGAATTATATAAATTAATTCATAAATAATGTTAAAAATTAGCTATTAAATAGCTATAATTGTTCTTAACAAATGTTAAAAAGTTTATCATAAAAGAAACTTTTATAAGAGTTTATACGTTACTGTCTATAACAGTTAAAGACAGTCTAAGACAGTATAGACTGATTATAGTCTCCTACTTTAGATATTTATATTATGAATAAACAACAACAAGTTAAAGAAGTCGCTTACTTAGGTAAGAAAGTATATTTTGGTAATAAGCCTTATACTTTAGCAGAGAATGAAGTAAAAGGTATGTGTCAAGGTTGTGATCTATACAATTGCTATTGTCCTTCTAGAATTACCGCCTTATGTACTCAAGGATTTATACTTAAAAAATGTAAAAAAGAATAAGGCAATGACTTTGAACGACTAGGAATTAGCAAAGATAGTAAAGAATAGAATACCAGTAACAATAGATAACAAATAGTTTATAGTAGAGTCTAATCCTATAGGTAGTTGTGATGGATGCTATTACTTAGATAAAAATTGTCCTACTTTAGCTAGGAGATACTGCTGTTCTAATGGCGGAAATATATTGAGATTAAAGAAACAAAACAACAAATAATACGTTATAGAATATAAATAAGAATATTATGGAAGATAAAGTACTAGAAACAGTAATTAATGGAATTGGTTATACTCCTCTGAAAGATGTGTTAGTTAAACCTCTTGAACCTATTAAGCTAAAGAAAGAAATAACCGAAGCAGTTGGTACAGGTGAAAAAGATGTTGATGGTTATGAGAAGTTTGAGACTAAGACTGAAGTAAAAGAAGTAGAGTCAGAGTGGAGATTAGGAATTGTACTTGCTATTCCAGAAAGTCTAAATATAACAGACTTTAAAGTAGGAGATACAATAGTATTTAATAAGAAGTTTGCTAAAGACTTTGACTTATTTAAGGATAGTCAGTTAGTTAAACCTTATGATATTATAGCAAGAAAAGACTAAATATTAATGCGTATTAATAGTTGTTGTGGGGCTAGGTCTGCGGACCTAGCCTTTTTTCATGTCATTACTTAAATATAAGTTAACAAATGTTAAAGAATAGATACTATTTTAACATTTACCGTTTAGATATATGTAACAACTATTAAACAACTAAATAATAATTATTATGAAGAACTATAAAGTAATTAAAGAATTTGCATCTGCACAAAAAGGTGATATGCTTACTTATAATGAAGACACTAATTTGTATGAATTCAGTATGACAACTGAAAATGATAATGAGAAGTGTTCACGTTATATTTGTATGGATGAGGAAACGGCAGAAGAGTTTGTAGAATCAGGTAATCTGTTAGTCATCGAAGATGAAAATGAAGAGCTTTCTGCAATTGATAAATTGTGTGCATTATCTGATTTAGTAGATACATTAGAAGCTCAATATAAGAAAGACCATGATGATTTAGTAGAAGCCTATAATAATCAAGAGATTCCTACTTGTGTTAAGGTTGAAGCAGATACAGTATATTTCAATATGAATCAAATTCTTAAAAAGGTAAAGGAAATTATCAATGAATAAATTAGTGAAGGCTGTGAAAAAAACAGATCTTTACAGAGAATTCCTCAAATCACTTGATGGTGTACTTTAGCTGACCACTAGGGAGCAAGACTTGATGGTTTTATTAATTGATATAGATATTAATACTCCTAAGCTCCCTGGGTACAGCAAGAATGTAATAAGTACCGAAAACAGACGTTATCTAAAAGCTGCAACAGGCATTACTAGTGATAACTTAAGTAGATACATAGGGAAATTAAGAGATAAAGGTCTGATAATAAAAGGTAAAGCTGATGATGAATGGATGGTTAATCCTGCATTAATACCTGAAATAATAGGAGATAGAGTTCAGCTAACTATCGTACTTAGATTGGAGAAAGAATAATATGAATATACAATATGTAACACTTAAACCAGGTTGTGTCTTATTATGTAAAAAGTATAATTGGTTTAAGAGATTTTGGGCTAAGCTAAGCAAGAAAGTATTACCTTATAATCATTTTGTTATCTTTAAAGATTCGTGTGATTTAGTAAATGTGTTTAGTAAAAATACAGACGTTATTATTGCTGAACCTAAAAAGAACTATAGTAAGAAAGAGATTAGTACATTAGAAAAGATTCTAGAATTTAATGGTGATATTGCTACAAGTTCAGAAGAAGGTATAAAAATTGAAGATCTATTTGCAGCAATTAATGTTATTAGAACTAATACATTTTCAGATAATACTAATGATTTACAAGCTTTCTTGAATAGCAAATATTATAATATTAGAGAGTTATCAAATGAAAAAAACTGGAATGAGTATATATTCTGAACTAAGTAATAAATATCAACTTCCTAGTTAGGTAATAAAGGTTATATGTAATCATCCTTTTATGTTCGCTAATAGAAGAATAACAGAAGGTGATGAAAGACCTATGCTATTTACTTACTTAGGTAAAATCAAGATTAAGAAGGTATATGAGCGAAAGAAAGAAGATACGGATAACAAAGATACCACAAAATGACATTCTAACAGAATTAGTAGAGCTCATGATATATTACAAAATGTCTTATCCAATAGGTCAGAAAGATGAATGTACAATACAAATTAAAGAAGGTAGCAATGAAATCATTACCCCTGATTCAACTTATAGATTGTCAGATGAAGTATTTTTGTATGTGTACTTACTTAGTAATAGAGCGATTGCTAATATATATAAAATAATAAAAGATGATTAGGAAATACTGTCTTGATATATATCCTGTAGATCTATATATTTCTACTATAGATTGTTTTGAAGAGATGAAGAGAAAGTTCTTGTTCTATCCTACTATTAAAGATTTACTAAATAAAGAGAATAATGGTTCCCCTATTAGTCCGGTCAGTGCAGATGGAGTTACATTTATAGTAAGAGACAAGAGAACCGAAGATAAAGGAGTACTTATACTTATAGAAGCTCCAGATAAATTAGATGGTACAGCTATAGAAGTAGCTGCTCATGAATCTACACACGCCACCGATGTAATATGGGATATAATAGGAGGAATAGGACAAGGATATGATCAAGGTAATGAACCTTATGCTTATTTGCTAGGTTGGATAGCAGGTAAAGTAGGTCAATTTATGATAGATTATTTAAGAAACAAAGAGGATGGAAGGAAAGAAGAATGATTTCTTAGACAAGAAATTAAGATGGGATCTGTTGCCCCTAGAAGAAATTGAAGACATTGTAAAAGTATACACAGCCGGTTCTATCAAGTATGGTGATAATAATTGGCAGAACTTAGATAATGGTTACCAACGCTATAAAGCTGCCATGCTAAGACACTTACTTGAGTATGAGAAGGGTAATACTATTGATGAAGATACTGGTTGTCATCACTTAGCTCAAGTTGCTTGGAATGCAATAGCAATGTTGTGGATAAGTAAACACACTTTTAGAAAAGCAACTGTTGAAGATTTATCTAAAGCTCTAGATGAGCGTATTGAAGAAAAAATAAATAGTTGTAATGACATACTTGATAAGATACAACTTTCTTCCAAAGAAGAATTAGATAGAAGAGCTGAATTTGATACTATTGATAATTTAAAGAAAGAAATATCTCTTTTAATTAGAGACCTATCAAAAGATCTAGCTAAAAGAACAAACTTTAATTATTGGCTAAGAGAAGATGAAACTAGCGCTATTATAGAAGACGATAAAGGAAATCTGATTAAAGGAATATTTAGTAATATTAATGTGTATGATTCTAATGAAGAAATTATATCAGATTTTCAGACATACAAAGACAGATTGAAAGACTTAGTAGAAGAAACTATTTATGAATATAACAAAGGAAAGTCTAGAACAGGAGATAGCGTATTATCAGACAGTGATAAACAAGTATCAGAATAATCCTGAATACACAAATCCTAATTGTTCAGAGAAACAAGCTAGAGTAATACTAGCAAGATTACAAAAAGAATATTATACTGATTATAGAATAGATTGATTATGAATAAATACGTAAATGGCAATAATAGTAGTTGCATGGTAGGTTATAATCCGGATACAAATGAGGTAACTGTTTTAGATAGTTTCTATTTCGATTATATATGGATTGTTCCTGAAGATGGAGAATATAGTGTTACAAAAAAAGACGGAACTACTGAAAATGTAAAAGTGTCTAAGGGTGATTTAATAGCAAAAACATATAAACTTAATAATAAAACTTTTGTTTATGCTGTGATTAGTGATAAAGCTATTAAAGATCATATTGCAAAGATGCAAGATGAAAGACAGGAAATAAGCAGCACTTTCTCTGAATGTAAATGTGTTTCAAACGTATCAGATAACTAATACATAATAATTATGAAACTATTTGATATAATAGGAGGAAAAGTAGTAATACATGAAAATGCTTTAGCTATACCTGCCTTTAAGAAAATATGGGAATCAGATAAAGCTGATAAACAACATGCTACTGCAATACTTAGTTATATAGTATTTAAGAATAAATGGGATAGTCCTTATGTACTGAGTATTCCATATGATCAAATAGAAAGTAAGCTAAAAGAAGAATTCTTAGGAAATACAGATTATGAGCTTACTGAAGATGAACAAAAAGCAGAAGATAGCTTTATTAGATTACAGCATACTCGTACTTTAGATATGTTAGATAGTATCAGATTAAAGCTAGATACTTTCAATAAATACTATAAAGATTCTTTGTTAGAAGAACTTGATGAAAAGAAAATAGAGAAGTATTATGCAGGATTTGCCAAAGTAAAAGATACATTTGTTACTCTAGATTACTTAGAGAAAGCTGTTAAGTCTGGTGAACTTGAAACTAGCAAAGTAAAAGGTGATGCTAAGATTAATTTATTTGAACTTCCTAATCAAAATGTTAGAGTATAACATTTGATAAACACTAAAAAATAACAACAACGTTTAATAATACAAAATTGAGATTATGGATAAAAATACAAAAATGCCTACAATTATCGTAGATTTGACTGATGATACCAAGACTGTTGAGGAAGCAATTGCTGAATGTGAAGCAGCTAGATTGCAAGTAAAACCTTGGTATAAAAGAATAGCTAAGCGTATCAAGAGCTGGTTTTGAATTTACAAATATCATTAATTTAACCCTGAAGGGACCCTTACGTGGAGGGTAAGAATATCCACGTGATACTCTCCTGTGATGTATGAGGGCTTATAGCATAGAAATCTCTAAAATTTCAAGACCCGTGGCCGATGCGGGCGGGAGGACCAATTAAAAAATACATAGAATATGATTAAACCAGAGGAATTAGCCCTTATTAAGGGTTACACTGTTACTAAAGAAGGAATTCTTTTAAACAGAAATGGAATACAAGTAAAAGGCAGAATAAAAGATCGCAAAAGAGATTACTATAATTTTGATATCAGAATTGGACCTAGAAAAGAAAATAAAAAAGTTCATTGTATGATACATAGATTACAAGCATATCAAAAGTTCGGTGATAAAATCTATGAAAAAGGAATTGTAGTAAGACATTTAAATGGAGATAGATACGATAATTCATACGATAATATAGATATTGGAACTAACAAAGATAATAAAAATGATATCCCAAAAGAATTAGTGTCTATTAATTGTGGTCAAATAAGTAGAAAATATTCTAAAGAAACTATAGAAAGTATTAGAAAAGATTATGAAGATGGAATGAGCTATTCTAATATAATGATAAAATATAATATATCTAGTAAAGGTACCGTACATTATATAATACACAAAGAATACACCTTATATAAGACATACCCTAAGAGATATAGAATACTATAAAAAATACTAGTCCTTTGAAACTATAATAGCAGAAGGAAACTTGTTGGATAGGTAGTTATCGTGAACAGGTAGTCTGGGGTAATGTTAGCCCAGGTGGGGAGTACTAAATATAAGGCGTATAAAACCATAGCTCAAGAAACTAGGTTACAGCTACAGAAATTTCCCCAGTAAATTTTTCATAATTAAAAGAATTTAAGTTATAAATTATTATCTGAATGGAAGGGGTTCGTTGTGAAACGCGCCCCTTTTAAATATATAATATGGTAGACTTTAATAAGAAGATAGTAAATAGTAATAAGTTCAGATAGCCTGCTCTTACATATATTAGAACAGGTCAATACTGTCCACACCCTAAAGGTACGGCAGAATATATGCGTTTCTGGACAGAGGAGAAGGAACGTTGTATTAATGGTTATACAGCTGATGATGGTGATTTCATTAGTGGGTATAACTATTTTTATTTAAATTATTGCCCTATTAATCGTACTGTAAATAGCATAGTAAATGGAGAAGTAGTATCAGAATAGTTGGTTACATTTCCTGATTTCTGGGACTATGATTATTACTATTTTAATGCCGTAAATGAAGCTCATAAACAAGGCAAACATTTATGTGTACTTAAGTCTAGACGTAAAGGTTACTCCTATAAAGGAGCCGCTATGTTATGTCGTAATTACTATCTTATACCTAACTCTAAATCATATGTATACGCTTCAAATAAGCAATATTTAACAGATGATGGTATCCTTACTAAAGCTTGGGACTACTTAGACTTTATAGATGAACATACTGCATGGGGTAAGAAAAGAGCTGTAAATACTCAGTTACGTAAACGTGCTGCAGTAAGTATGAAGGATGAGTATGGTAATCAAATAGAAGTAGGTTATAAATCTGAAATTATTGGGGTTACTTTGAAAGACAATCCTGATGTAGTACGTGGTAAAAAAGCTAACCTTATTCTATTTGAAGAAGCTGGTTCATTTAAAGAATTAGGTGCAGCATGGCAAATTGCTAGACCCTCTGTAGAGAATGACGGTAGAGCATTTGCTACTATGATAGCATTTGGTACTGGTGGGGATGAAGATTCTAACTTCTTTACTCTTAAAGACATGTTTTATAAGCCTAAAGGTTATAACTGTTTAGAGCTTGATAACATATGGGATGAGAATGTAGGAGATACTAAATGTGGTTTCTTCATACCTCAGTATACAAACATGGACATACGAGATGAATAGGGAAATCGTATGTATATGGATAATGATGGTAATACTATAAGACATAAAGCTTTAGAATATGTATTACAATAGCGTAAAGACGTAATAGAGAATGCCACTAGTTCTGTAGCAGTAGACCGTTATGTAGCAGAACGTTGTATTACTCCAGCTGAAGCATGTCTAGAATTCAATGGTAATATATTCCCGAAGAAAGAGTTACAAGAACAACTAGCTAAAATACGTACAAATAAGAAATTATCAAATCACAAATAGATAGGTGATTTAGTATGGGAATCAGATGGTAGTCTTAAATGGGTAATAAAAAAACAAGGTGATATTACTCATTATCCTCTATCCAAAGAGGATGATCCTACTGGTTCTATAGTTATATGGGAACATCCTGTAAAGGATGCTCCTATTGGTTTATATATACTTGGGGTAGACCCTTATGATCATGATCAATCTGGTACTAATTCATTAGGTTCTACTTTTGTATATAAGAGATTTTAGAATTTTGAAAACTACTATGATATAATAGTAGCTGAGTATACAGGAAGGCCTGCTACAGCAGAGGAATATTATGAAAATTTACGTAAACTCGCAGTTTATTACAATGGCAGAATCATGTATGAAAATGAGCGTAAAGGTTTGTTTCCATACTTTACTGCTAAGCATTGTGACTATCTTTTGGCTGATTAGCCAGACATTATATCTGATATCATCAGCAATTCTAAAGTGCAACGAAAGAAAGGTTGCCACATGAATAAACAAATTAAACAATGGGGTGAAGGACTCATCAAAGATTGGTTAAATGATGAGAAATCTCCAGGGCATAAAAACCTACATGATATATTATCAGAACCGCTATTAGAAGAGCTTATAGGTTATAATGATATAGGTAACTTTGACCGTGTGATGGCGTTGATGCAGGTAATGATTTATCGTGAACAACTATATAATGTAGTTGTAAAAGAGAAGAAGAAAACTAACAGAGAGAGATTATTATTCGACGGCCCTCTCTTTACTTATAGTAGCTGGAGTTATGACGATAACTTCAGTCAAGTCGATGACGATGTATATACATTTAATTAACAGAATATGATAAGTAGAAATATTGGTTCATTTCCTGTGCAAAAACTTCCTATGTCTAAAAAGACTAAAGATTGGAAAGAGGCCTGCGTTGACTATATAATAGGTAAGTCAGGCTTTAATAGTGGAGGTGGTAGAAATGGGCGTACTAGATATGAGGAGATGTAGACTTACTATGATCTATACAATAGTATCTATAATGAGAAAGATCTTTTGTACGTTACAAATCCTTTTAAATAGAAAGATGGATTCCCTGCTACAGCATAGGATTATAACATAATTAAACCTAAAATAGACTTACTATTAGGCGAAGAAACGAAAAGACCATTTAATTTTAGAGTAGTACGTACTAGTGATATAGCTACTAGTGAAGTACAAGATACTGCTAAACAAATGCTGGAAGATTATGTAATGGCTACTATTATGAGTCAATTAGGTCCTGAAGAGGCTTAGAGATATCAACAAGCATTATAGAATGGTGAAATATTACCTCCAGAAAAGATATAGAAATATCTAAGTAAGGATTATAAGGACATAGCAGAAGTAACAGCATACCATAGTCTCAACTATCTTAAGAATAAACTTAATGTAGTTCATGAGTTTTATAAAGGTTGGAAGGATGCGTTGATAGCTGGAGAAGAAATATACTATGTTGGTATTATAAATGGTAATCCTTATTTAGAACGAGTTAATCCTCTTTACTTTAGTTATGACTAGAGTGCAGACTTAGAATTCATTCATGACTCTGATTGGTGCTGCCGTAAGATGATTATGTCAGCTACAGAAATTTATGATAGATTCTATGATAAGATGACAGAAAAGCAATTAAATGAATTGCTTGAAATGGTAGATGATGTAAGCAGGGGAGGTATTAATCCTGAAGTACGTAAGACATCTATGGATTACCCTCACTTAAAGACAAGAACTATTAATGGGTTAACTTCAAATCCATTTGAAGGATCTGATAACATTAATGTTTGGCATTGCTGTTGGAAGTCATTTAAGAAAATAGGTTTCGTTACTTATCAAGATCCTAATACTGGAGAAATTGATGAGTTACAAGTAGACGAGTCCTACAAGGTTACTGGTATGGAGTTGAACGTTGAATGGACTTGGATTATAGAGGTATGGGAAGGTTATAGAGTTGGAGAAGATTTATATATAGGTATATAGCCACTAGAATACCAACACATATCTGCTGATAATCTTAACTCTCAAAAATTACCTTATACAGGAGTTGTATACAATAATACTAATAGTGCTCCTAGATCTTTGGTAAGTATGATGAAACCGTTGCAGTATATGTATATTGTACTGTGGTACAGACTAGAACTTGCTATGGCTAGAGATAAAGGTAAAGTGCCTGTTATTGATGTTACTCAGATACCTAAATCTATGGGTATAGATGTGAATAAATGGATGCATTACTTAGGTGCTCTTGGCGTAGCATTTATTAACCCATACGAAGAAGGATGGGATATACCTGGTAGAGAAGGCGGTAAGCCATCTCAGTTCAATCAATTTACTTCATTAGATCTTACTATGGCTAATACTATTGATTAGTACATTAATCTTATGGATAAGATTGAAGCTATGGTATCAGAAATATCAGGAGTAAGTAAATAGCGTGAAGGTTCTGTTACATCTAATGAATTAGTAGGTAATGTAGAGAGATCTATAGTATAGTCAGCTCATATTACTGAACCTTGGTTCTGGGTTCATAATCAAGTAAAGAAAGAAGCTCTTACTATGTTATTAGATACTTCCAAAGTAGCGTGGAAAGATAATAAAAGATGCTTACATTATATCCTTGATGATGCTACTAGAGCATTTATAACTCTTTCTGATGAGTTCTTCTATGAAGACATGGATATATTCATTGATGATACTACTAAGAATCAACAACAAGTAGAAGCTCTTAAACAACTTATGCAACCTGCTATGCAGAACGGTGCTAGTTTACTTGATATAGCTGAAATCATTACTATGGATAATATTAGTATGATTAAGTCTAGATTAGAGGAGATTGAGCAGAAACGTATAGAACAGCAACAAGCTATGGAACAAGCTCAAGCAGAACGCGAACAGCAAACTATTCAAATGCAAAATGAGATTAAGGAAGAGGAGCTTATGATTAAAGAAGCAGAAATGGATCTTGAGAAATATAAGATAGATCAAGATAATGCTACTAAGATTACTGTAGCTCAACTTAATGCCTATAGAGGTGCTGAGAATATGGATTAGAATCAAAATAATATACCTGATCCTATTGAGATAGCTAATTAGGCATTAGCTGAACGTAAGCAAGCATCTGATGAAGCCTCTAAACAATTTGAATTCAATGCTAAGATTAGAGAGCAAAAGATGAAGAAAGAGATAGAAGATAAGAAGAATCAGCTTGAAAGAGAAAGAATGGATCATGAAATGAAGTTGCAAGCAGCTAAAGATAAAGCAGCAATGGAGAGAGAAAGATTAAAAGCTAAAACAGCTCTTAAAAATAAAACTAACGCAGAAGCTAAAAAGAGTAAATAATTATGAATTGGTTTAAAGAAACATGGTGGATAATTAAACAGTTATTCACTAAAGTAAAAGCAGACAAAGTAGAGTATAAACACATGGACCACTATCCATTTAGTGGTTATTCTGCAATGAGCTGGTGTGGTTACTTGTTAAGTAGAAAACCTGAATCTCAGATTAAACCTACTACTTGGAATCACGAAAATATTCATCTTTATGAAGCTAAAGATAAGAAGAGATGGATAAGTTATTATTGGTCTTATGTATGGGAATGGATTAAAGGTAACCCTATAATCTATCCCGCATCTAGTGCTTACTATACTATTCCTTATGAGATGGAAGCTTATGCTAATGATGATAACTTTGATTATCTGAAAACACGTAAGCCTGAAGATCTTGATAAATATAAGATTAAGGATAGAAAGAAAACTTATAAGGCTAATAAAAAGAATTGGAAACAATATCTTAAAACAATTAAATAATAGGAGGAATTAATTATGGCATGTGGAGGTAAGAAATCCGGTAGCTCTAAGAAGGGTAAAGGCGGAAAGAAATAATTGAAAGATTATGGATAGAGAAGAAATATTAAAATATCTTTAGTAGAAATATCCTGAAGATCTGAATGAAAATTATAGATGTTATTGGTGGTGCACTAGTGATATAGATGGTAGTGCTTTAACTTATTATTTATTATTACACGATAAGTTTTGTGAAACAGATGAAAAACCAATGATATGTCTTAGAGCGCATTCCTCAGATCCTGAAAGTTTAGTTAATCTATTAAAGATGTACTTAGAAACATGTAAGTACTAATATGGATAGACAAGCATTTAAATAGAGAATGCAAAACCTAAAGTCTTACCGGGAGAATAATCCCGGTAAAGGCTATTGGGATTGGAAAGTAGAAACATTTGCAGATGGCGGTGAGGTAGGTGATCCTGAGAAGGAAAGATTCTATCAGGCTACGGGTAGAAGTAGTAGTGGTAGACCTTTAGAAGAAGGTTTAAAACCTGTGTTCAGTCTTGAAGATGCTGCTAATATGACTCCTATTGGTGATGCTATATCGGCTAAAGACGCTTATGATGCAGTAAAGAATAGAGATTGGTTAGGTGCTGGATTAGCTGCTTCAGCTATGATTCCTTTTATACCTAATGTATATAGATCTCTTAAAAGCAAAATTTCAAGAGAGATTCCTACTGTTACTAGAAGTTTTCAAAGATAGGTTGATGCTAATGATCTTAGAAGAGATTTAGAAAATAATAATAGAAGACGAGTATTAGAAGAATATTCTGATCAGCGTAATAGAGCGTATGAATTATTAAATACTCTAGAAGCTAGAAGAAGAGCGTAGACTATTGATAGAAAGTACGGTACTGAATATAACAAAGTATATGATGATTTAACTAAAGAATATGAAGATATAAATAGTTATGTTAACTTGCCCGAACCTAATTTCGTATCAAATAAAAAAGATTATGTTAACATTGATCCATCTAACAGTAAAATCATAAATCTGTCTACAGATAATATTAAAACTGCAGAAGATTATCCTAAAGGATTAATAAGACATGAAATAGGTCATTATGTAGATGAGAAAGCTTATCCCGGAGGAGTACCAAATAACGCATACTTAAGATAGTTAGGTAAACCAAGTAAGTACAGACCTTTCTCTGAAGTGGAACACATGTTTCCAGATAAAGACAGAGCTAAAAGTATATACGAATATTTGCGTAGGCCTACTGAAAAGAAAAGTATTATGAACTAGTTTGATGAGTATTTGATGAATACCTTAACTCCTAGTACTTATCCTACTAATACTAAATAGTTTAGATAGGTTATAGAATCAGCTCCTGATTTATATAACAATATGAAAATGTTATTGAAAATACACACTAAACCAAGTGTATTGTATAAAGATTTTCTAACTAGACCTTTAGTAAATAAGATAAATAAAAACAAGAATCAAGAGATTGTTTAATGGTTATGACAATAATACCACAGTATCCAATACCAAGTTATAAAGATGGAGGGATACATATAAAGAAGAAGAATAGAGGTAAGTTTAATGCTTTGAAGAAGAGAACAGGTAAAAGTACAGAAGAACTTACTCATAGTAAGAATCCATTGACTCGTATAGAATGCGAAAAAATGGAAACATAAAGGAAGAAAAAAATAAATCTAATTATATATAATTATGGAAGCAAAGAACACATTGAATGGTTTTGAGGCTATATTAGATACCTTAAACCCTCATGTAGGTACTAAGACTAAAACAGAAGATAACGATACTGATGTAATTGATGCAGCAGCAGAAGAACTAACTGATGAAGAGTTAGAGGCATTACGTAATCCTAAACCTAAGAAAACTAATAAAGTAGAAGATGATGAGCTTGAAGACGAAGATCTTGAAGAGGAAGATGAAGATATTGCATCTAAACCTAAGAAAACTACTAAAACTCAAAAGAAATCCAAATCTGAAGATACAGAGACTAATGAAGATGAGGATAAGAGTGGGGAACAAGAATCTAATAGTGATAATACCGATGGTGAAAATGATACAAGCGATGAAGAAATAATTGTAGGATTCTTTGATTCATTAGCTTCACAATTAGGATGGGATGACGTAGAAGATGATGAAAAGCCTAGAACTGCTGAAGATCTGATCGATTACTTTAAGGAAGTAATAGAAGAAAACTCTACTCCTCAGTATGCTAGTGAGGAAGTAGAAAAGCTCGATAAATTTGTTCATAATGGAGGTAAGCTTAAAGATTATTTTAGTATCGATGCTGATCTTGATATTGATAATATCGAGATAGAAGATGATGAAGTAAATCAAAAACTAGTTATTAAAGAATTTCTAAAAGAGAAAGGCTTTACTTCAAAACAAATTGAAAAGAAACTTAACAAATATGAAGAAGCTGGCTTACTGGAGGATGAGGCTACAGATGCTTTAGAGGCTCTTAGAGACATTAAAGTTGCACGTAAAGAAGAGCTATTAGCCAACCAGGAAAAGTAGGCTAGAGAGGCTGAAAAGCAGCAACGTGACTTCTTTAATAACGTTGTCACAGAAATAAAAGGCATGGATAGTATCTATGGAATTGATATTCCTGAAAAGGATAAGAAAGCCCTGTTGGAATACATATTCAAACCAGATGCAGATGGCATTACTAGATACTAGAAAGATTATGCTAAAAGCCTTAAGAATTTAATCACTTCTGCTTACTTTACAATGAAAGGTGATGCCTTAATTGATATAGCTAAGAAGAAAGGTAAAAAAGATGCTATTGATAATTTCAAGAATACACTATCTAGAAATAGTGGAGTATCTAAGAAATCTAAAAGGCAAGTGATAAATAACGATAGCAACTCATCTATCTGGGATGCTTTCGCACGACAACTACGTGTCGCATAATAAAATTAAATAATTAAAAAATTAAATTACTAGTATTTTTATGGATAACAATATTCTTAATAACCTTCAACTCTACAAAGGTAAGTGGTTTTCCGACTTGATTGATACTGCTAAGATTTCAGTAGCTTCTCAGCAGAATCCGTATCAGGTGTCTACTATCTTGTCTTACGTATTTGGTACAAAAGATAGTGGTTATAGCACTTCTTTGGATATGTTGACAGGTGGTCTTGGCAATGTAATGACAATTGATCAGCCTTCTTTTGAATGGTCTGTAATGGTTGATAATGACAGAGCTGTAACAATTAGAGACGCTAAATGGAATGGCGCAGCTATTACTCCTACTTCTACTGCAGGTTTGGGTAACACTCCTATTATGTTGTGGTTAGAAGATAATTGGTTGACCTTGGGTTAAGCCAAGCTTTACAGAAATGTATTGAAAAATAAATTCCGTTAATTGCTGGAAACTCCTAAAGATATTTAGACCGAAGAGTTAAACTTAAATATATAGAGTATGAAAAACAAAAATGGACAATCAGCAACCAAGCAAGTAATTTGGAAGCCTATAAAAAATTGGGAAGATCTTTATGAAATATCTAATGAAGGTGATGTTTACTCATTAAGAAGAGGCAAGTGTTTAAAACCTCGTTTGTCATTAGATGGATATAAAAGAGTGTGTTTGTTTAAAGATGGTAAAGGATACGAATATAGAGTAGCTAGGTTAGTAGCTGAAGCCTTTGTAGAGAATCCTGAAAATAAACCACAGGTAAATCATAAAGACTACAACAGATCTAACGATATATTTAGCAACCTTGAATGGTGTGATAATTACGAAAATGCACATTATTCTTACGATGCTGGTAAATATATTAGACCTGAGAATTTTAAAGTGTATACTTTTACAAATGTGTATAATGGTAAAACATTCTCAATTATAGGTATAACAAATGTAGCAAAACAATTTGGATGTTCTAAGAAAAATTTTAAAGCTTTAATAACAAGTTACGCTAATACTGGTAAATATGTTAAACAAGGCTTATTTAAAGGACTTAGAATAGATTCTGAATACTTGAAGGTTCAACGACTAGAGAATGATCTCGTAGACTCAAGTGAGTCGAAATGCGGAACTTCCTTATAGGAAGAAGATATAGTCTAATCTTATATGAAAATATAAGCAGTAACATTTACAAACTCGAATGTTACGGGTATAGTCTAACAAGCTATATTGAATAAAACCTGTTGGCCCAGGCGCAATTTTAGAGTTTGATAATCGTGAATTCCAAGTACGTGTATCAGGTGCTCCTTATCAAGACGGTAATCTGTGGGTATATACCTGCTTTGTAGCAGATGGTCAGCCTACTTCTTATATTCCTTCTGAATATCTTGAAGCTGGAAAACAAGTATCTCGTCTTGCTTCTGCATACGAAGAATACAGTGAAGAGGGTGATATCTTGAACTACAACACTCACTTCAAGATGCGTAACTATCTTACTACTATTCGTATTAACTATGATATTACTGGTTCAGCTTATTCTACAGTAATGGCAATCGCTTTGAAAGATCCTGCTACTGGCAAGACTTCTTATCTGTGGGCTGATTATCAGGAATGGAAAGCTTTACGTGAATGGTACAAGAGATGTGAACGTATGCTCGTTTATATGAAGACTAATGTTAACAAGGATGGTTCTTGTAATCTGAAGGGTACTAACGGCCGTCCGGTATTTATTGGCGCTGGTCTGTTGGAACAGATTGCTCCGTCTAATAGACGTTACTACACTCACTTGACTGGTGAGATGTTGGAAGACTTCTTGTTTGACCTGTCTTATAACTGTCTGGGTACTAACGAACGTAAGTTTGTTGCCTTGACTGGTGAAATGGGTATGCGTGAATTTGACCGTATCTTGAAAGAAAAGGTAGCTACTATGAACTTAATGGATACAGTATTTGTAACTGGTTCTGGTGATAACTTGACTTTCGGTGGTCAGTTCAAGACTTACAAGATGACTAATGGCATCGAGTTGACTTTGAAATATTTCCCGTTGTATGATGATACTACTTATAATCGTGAATTGCATCCCGTAACCTTGAAACCGAAGGAATCATATCGTATGACTTTCTTGGATCTTGGTCGTCGTGATGGTGAAGCTAACATCGTTAAGGTAGTTCGTAAGGATCGTGAATTCGTTACTTGGTATACTGGTGGTGCTGTTGCTCCGTCTGGTTATGCTAAGTCTAAGGATACCTTGAGATCTAATGGTAAGGACGGCTACACCGTATTCTTCCTTGGTGAAATGGGTATAATGTTACGAGATCCTAGAGCTTGCGGAGAGCTCATTTTAGAGTAAGTCGAGCATCAATTAAATAAAATTTAACTAATTTTCGAGTAACTTTTTTGTATTTTGTACGTTATATATAATATACCAACAAAAGATATATTATATGAAAAGTAATGACGTATACAAAATCACTAATAAGATTACAGGAAAAGTTTATATAGGAATAACTAATCAGGGAGCTGGTGCGAGATATCGCCATCATTGGTATGAAGCTCGCATCGGCGAACCTGCTCCTATTCATCGTTCAATGGCTAAATACGGAGAAGAAAATTTTACATTAGAAATAATTGATTTTGCTGATACGTATGAAGAGTTGAAAGAAAAAGAAAAGTATTGGATTAAACAATACGATTCTATGAATAGGGAAAAAGGTTATAACTTAACAGAAGGCGGAGACGGAACATTTGGTAGAATGCACTCTGAAGAAACTAAAGATAAAATTCGTCAAAAAGCTATCGGAAGAAAGGCGTCTGAAGAAACTAAAAAGAAGATGTCAGAAACACGAAAAGGTAAGACTACAGATAAGTTGCATAATCATATAATGAATTTAGTTGAAAAATGTCAACAACCTGTAGCTATACTAGATGTGGATAACAACGTTATCAATGTGTTTAGATCTAAAGCAGATTGTGCTAGGTTTTATAATACTACTATAACTTTAGTTAGGACATACAGCGAACCAGATATTCCGAAATTGTGGAAGAAACAAAATGTTTATATAAGAAAGATAACATTAGAAGAATATAATAATTATTCTTTGAATTCCGCCGCTTAATAACAGGATAAATCTAATACAAAGTATTATGGAAGTAATCGTTAGAATAATGAAAGTAAATCCTTGGACAGGACTTACTAAATGGCCTACAACATTTGATTATGTAGGTCCGTACTGGACTAGATCTGGTAATATCTATACTGGCTTGAGCTCTGAAGATGCTCGTAGATTGGAAAAAGCCTTGAATAAAGAAGAAGGTGAATTAGCTCCTAATAGTGACTTTTGGACTACATTTGCAGTTAAAATCGGTAAGAGAGATTTGATTCTTGATACTGAAAAACCTTTAGATGAATTGCAATATTTGTTTCTTAAAGGTCATAAAAGAGTAGCAGACGGCTTGTCTAACATGAATCCTTCTAAAGATTATGTACTGATTAATAAAGATGCAGAAGCTGAACAGGCTAATCGTGTTAACAAAGTTAAACGTGAAGCTTATCGTGAGCTCGATAAAATGTCTATTGAAGATATGCGTAAGTGCTTACGTCTGTATGGTATGAAATCAGATACAATGTCAAATGAATTAGTTGAAGCTAAACTTACGGAACAAGTTGAGACTTCTCCTGAAAAGTTTATGCTGAAATGGGTAGAAAACCCAAATAAAGAAATTAACTTTGTAATTGAAGAGGCTATTGCTAAAAACATTATTAGAAAGAATCGTACTCAATATTTCTTTGGTACAGATTTGATTGGTAATGGTATCGACGATGTTATTGCTTATTTGCAAGATAAAAAGAATCAAGATATTAAATTAGCAATACTCAATGAAATTAAATCTAAGTAATGACTAATAAAGATTCTCATATAATTTTCAAGGTAGTTCTAGATAAGAACGCTGAAGGTATTGCTTATGGTGGATGCCCGGCATTTTTAGACGAGGAAGTAGACTTATTTCTTAATCAAGCATAGTTAGAAATCTTAAGTAATAAGATTACTGGTAATAATGCTTTAAGAGTAGGTTTAGAAGGTTCTGTATCTAACTTATCTGAGATAGAAAAGTTAATAGCTACAGATGTTAACCTTCATGCTGTACATACAGACTATAATGAGTATGCATTAGAAGATGTTCATGATGAAGATAATAGAATGACTATACTTAGTGTATTACTTAAGTATGGACAATTCTAGACTAACTGTGTACTTACTAGTCATGAATTAGTAAAGCCTTTTAAGCAGACTTATAATAATATACCTTGGGTAGAGAATCCAGTAGCTACTTTAGAAAATGATAAACTCTTAGTATACGTAGATCCTGTTTTAATGCAGGATCCTATGTATGCTCCAAGAGTAGAAGATAATACAGAATTCTACAGAGTAGATCTTACTTATGTTAAGAAACCAACTAAGTTTGATTATACTAAACCTGAACAAGAATTAGATTTTCCTGAGGATGTCATGTATGAGATTATTAATAGAGCTGTAGTAATTGCTTTAGAGAATATAGAATCTCAGAGACAATCTTCTAAGTTTTAGTTAAACCAAGTATCTGAATAATTATGTGTGAGAGAGATTTTCAAATAAATGTAGAGAGGTAGCTTAACAATATCATACCTAATTATAATGAAACTATCAAGTTTCCTTCAGATACTTTGTTTCATTTTATAAATAAAGCTAAAGATGAGTATGTTAAATAGAATTTTAGAGTATTCTAGAGGAATCAAGAGATTACTGATAACATACGTACTTTGGTGAATACTAAGAGCTATACTACTTATAGTTTTAGTAAATTAGGTAATAAATGGGAAGCTGATTATCCTGAAGATTATATGTTTGCACTTGGTGAAAATGTATATATAAGTATAAAGGATAATAAATGCAATAACCTGATTACTCGTGAATCTGATGTAATAGAGGCTACAATAGAGACAGTAAGCTCTAGACTAAGTAATAGCCTATCAGATCATAGATTACGTTATAATCAAGCAAAACCTATTAGAGTATATACTGACAATAAAATTGTATTATATACTGATGGTAATTATGGTATAAGTTCATATTAGCTTACCTATTTAAGAAAAGCAAAAGATCTGGGTAATGTAAGTGATCTTACTAAAGAATATACAGATCTTCCAGAAAACACTCATTAGGATATAGTAGATCTAGCAGTTCAAATGATAGTGCAAACTATACCTAATACTAGTTCTAAGAAATCTTAGGATAACAATTAATATGAGAAAGAAGAACAAAATACAAACTGAAAATGGGTATTTATATAGATGCTCATCTTGTAATTTGTATTTACCTGCTAACAAATTTTGCAATAATAAGAGTTTAACATACAGAGATGGAGTTAATAGTATTTGCAAAGAATGTTAGAGAGTAAAAGAAAATAGCTACCGCAAAAACTTAAATCCCGAAGATAGTCTACGTTTAAAATTAAAGCATTGTTTATCTAGTGCTAAAAGTAGAGCTAAATATTCCAAACTTGATTTTAATTTAACAGAGGATTATATAAAATATTTATGGGATACTCAAAAGGGTTTGTGTGCTATCTCTGGAATACCAATGACAAGTAATTACGGAACTGGAGTAATTGAGACCAACGCTAGTATTGACAGAATTGATTCTAGTAGAGGTTATGTCATTGGAAACGTATAGCTCACCTGTTGGGCTATTAACAGAATGAAGGGCCCTATGAATTTAGAATAGTTGCTTTATTTCTGTAAAAATGTGATAAATAATAATTTTACAAGCGCTTCTAACGTGGAAATTCTTAATAAAGAAAAGTAGAAGGAAGCGAATAGACTAAGCGCTTAAATGTCTAAATAATAAAAATTAATTTTATGCAAACTTCAGTACACTCAGTTCTGATTGGAAAACAAGCTCCTGCTTCTTATACTACAGTAGATGCTTTGGCTGTTGGTGATGTTGCTTTGTTCGATGAGAATAAGGCTCTTATTAAGACTGCTGCTGATGCAGTAAATGCTAACTCTCTGTATGTAGGTGTAGCAGGTGAAAAGATGAATGTTACTATGCCTGATGGTACAGTAGCACAGAAAGCTAATATTGATTTCTCTACTGAAATTCAGAAAGCTTCTAAACCGTCTGCAGTAATTGGCGAATATGTAGCTCCTGTTGAAGAAAAGATTGTAATCACTTTAACTAACGCTACTATTATTGCTGGCAATCGTTACGTTTTGCGTATTGTTTATAAGGATTTTGAAGTAAACAACTTCCAGTTTACTCACACCTATGAAGTATATGCTGACACTACGGATGCTGAAGATTTGGTTGCTGCTTTCTTGAAGAAGATCAATGCTCATAAGAATCGTAGAGTACAGGCTTCTGCTTCTGCTGCAGTTCTGACTTTGACTGCTATGCCGAAAGATGATAATGAAGGCGTTTATTCTTTAAATGAATATAGCGTTGTATCTATGGAAGCTTCTCTGTATGAGACTATTCCTGGTGCATTGCTTGCTAATCAGCCTAAGGCAGTTGTAGGTGCTACGATTGTTAAGACTGCTGGTAATCCGGGCAAGGGTTATTGGAAGCAAGTACGTGATGCAGAAGTACGTAACATGGGTTATAAAGGTCACGTATTTACTGGTGCATATCCTATTGTTGAACAGGCTCGTAAAGTAGTAGAAGATGCAGAATATGATTATGCTATCATCGAAAACGATAACCTGTACTTGAGCAATGATAATCAGTACATCAAGACTACTCCGTTGACTACGGAAGTTTATTGTCCTAGTTTAGTTGATTCTATTGTAGATAAAGGTATTCAGTCATTTATTGCTGGTAAGACAATTGCCTAATCCACGTTAGAGAGATTGAATTTGGGATAAGATTCCTTTTACAAACTACAGAAGTGGAGTTGTGGAATATTCCACTCTCCACTTTTTTTATTGTTGATATATGGACAAATTAACAAATATACAAATAGATGGTGATAAACTGACCTTTAAAATAGAAACTGAAGTAGATCTTAGTAGCTATAGTAAGGAAGTTTATATAGATGAAGTATGGAATTTAAAGAACATACTTGAAGACAGTCCTATACATAACATTGGCTTTTCTGAGAATATTACAATTGATTCCGATAATAATGTAACTGTAACTAGTGATGATATTCTAGAGTTAGATTGGAATATGAAATATGTTACATTAAGATGTTTTACGGATCAGGAAGAAATACATTTTCATGGCATATACTATAATCCTTCAATTGTGTATATGGCAGAAATTAGGAAATTACATACTCACTGTTCAACTTGTTTAGATGATTAGACTATGTAGAATATAATGCTAGTAGTCTTTAAGAGATAGTTGCTTGAGTATGCTTTAGCATCCGATTACTATCGTGATGCTTTACAATTATATGTAGATATCTGTAGATTACTTGAGATATCTATCAAACCAAAATGTGCAGCTAGTACTTGCTGTAACAATGCTATTCTTACTCAGAAAGGTGATTGTTTCAATACAGAAAACGATAAATGTCTTCACTTAGAGAAAGAGCGTAACTCTGCTACTTTATTTAGTGGTATTTGTTACTCTTGTTCTAATAATACTTGCAGTACAGGAAATTGCAGTAATGGTTATTGTAAATTATAAAATAGATAGATATGTTACAAAAATGTGATGGCGTAAAGATATTAGACTTAGAAGAGAAGCTTGAAGCTACAGGTGGTGAATACATTGTTACTGCAGAGAAAGACAATAACTATAAATTACCACTTGAATCAGTAGCTGATATAGTTATAGGTAATTCTAAGTTTAAAGCTGCAATTAAGGATGTATATGAATCAAGTACACCTACTGCATCTGTATCTTTGGATAAAGACCAATTCCTATTCTCATTTGGTATACCTGCAGGTAGAACAGGAGATGCAGGTAAGGATGGTAAAGATGGTAAGGACGGTAAGGACGGTAAGGACGGTATTGATGGTGTACCAGGTATAGACGGAGATACTACTAGAGTAGTAATAGCATATAAGTCTACTAAAACTATGGAGAGACCTGATACTCCTGTAGGTGGTAGTTGGGATTACGATACTAATACTATTACTTATCCCGAAGGTTGGTCTGGTAGTGATAGTAATCCTAATGGTTATGTATGGATGTCTACTGCTACTTTCTCTAGTAAAGGTACAATAGTAGTACCTTGGAGTACTCCTGTTAGACTTACAGGTGCAGATGGTCATGATGGTTCAGATGGTAGTAATATTGAGTTTGTATACAAACTCACTGTAACTAGTTTAGTTACACCTACTAAACCTACAGGTAATAGTCAGACTGAAGCTATTAGACAAGGTTGGACTGATCATCCTACAGGCATCAGTGAATAGTATCAATGCGAATGGGTTTGTTCACATAACTTGCAAACTGATGGTACTTGGAGTGAGTGGAGTGATCCTACTATTTGGTCTAAATGGGGAGTAAATGGTAAAGATGGTGATGGAGTAGAGTATATATATCAGCGTACCAAGTTACCTGCTTCTCCTAAAGAGATTACAGATAATAATCCAGATCAGGATGAATATATACCTCAATCAGCTCCTGGTGAACAACCTTGGACAGATGATCCTAAGGGAGTAAGTGAAGAGTTTAAATATGAATGGGTTAGTAAAAGAAAGTATAAAGGTGATACTCACAAATGGGGTAACTTTAGTTCTCCGTCATTATAGGCTAAATGGGGAGATGATGGTCAAGATGGTCAACACCTTAGAGTAATGTATACTAAGACATCTGGTAGTGATGTTAAGCCTAGAGATCCAGATAGATTGAATATTAACCCTGGTAGTATTTGGGGTGTAGGTATGCCCTCTGTGACTGGTAAAGAAGCCATATGGGGCATTCAAGCTCTTGTTACTTTTGATAATAAGTTAGTAATTGATGAATCCTTACCTGAGGATGAAAGAGGTTGGTAGGGTCCTTATTTAATTACAGGTGTACCTGGTCTTGATGGTAATAACTTCAATTATCAAGTAGAAGCATTTAAATAGAGCTAGACTCAACCTGAGAAGCCTACTAGTAATGACCCATATAATCCTGGTGATGGTTGGGTACTTACTCCTGATATGTCCACAGGTATATGGTGGAAATCTGTAGCATTAGTTCAAGGTGAAACAGGTTCTGTAATAGAATGGGGAGCTGTAGTAAAAGTAACTGGTCAAGGAGTTGTTATTAAAGGTACTTTAGATTCTACAGACGATCTTCCGACGGAAGGTAACCAGATAGGAGATGGATGGGTTATCGATGGTTTCTTGTGGGTATGGAATGGTAGTGAATGGGTAAATGTAGGTAAGGTTCAAGGCATGGATGGTAACTACTATGAATACAGATTTGCTAGAAACAATAGTTGGGAAATTGCTCCTTAGTTAAATGCAGCTGAACGTTATCCTACAGGTTGGAGTTCTACTGCACCAGCGTTAAGTAGTGGTAAAGTATTATGGGCTACATTTGCTCTTATTAATGGTGGAGATAACACATTAATGGAACAATGGTGTGATCCTTACTATATGACTGGTATGACTGGTGATAACGGTGGTTCTGGTGTTCCTGGAGTAGGTTACGAAGTTAAATACTGTAAAGGTACTGAAACTACTTATACTGGTGAGACTTGGAGTGATTCTATGAAATGGAAAAGAAATCCTACAGGTTGGTCTATGGATGTTCCTGAGCTTACTAATGGAGATGAGTATAACTATATATGGTTTATTCAGTGTAGAGTGATTGATGATTCAATGGAAACGGCATGGTCTAAACCTAATCCTATGGGTGGTATAATTACTCCAGATCCAGTAGGTTCACAACCTATAGCATATCCTGCTGGTATATATAGTACTAGCACTCCTTATATTAATGATGGGGAGAAAGCACCTTACGTATATGATACTAGTGATGGTAACTACTATTTCTTAAAATCAGTAATGACGTGGCTTGGTACTCAGTAGAATAATGAATCTCCTGCTATAGATACATCTGGTGCATGGACTGTATTAGAGAATTATGAGGCAATCTATACTGACTTACTTATTGCACCTAACTCATTAGTAGGTGGAGCTGTATTCAATAACAACTTAATGTTCTCACAAAGAGGTAAGAATGCTAGTGGTGGTGATAGTTCTGAGTATCATTTGATTAATACTTCAGATCCTATGAACACTTCTAACTCATTTAGACCTAATTTCTTGTTAGACTTTGAGAATGGTGAAGCTTATTTTGGAGCTGGAGGTGTACATTTAGCTGCAGATTCTAATTATAGTTCTATAACTTTATCTGATGCAGACTCTAGTTCTGGAGGTAGTACAACTACTTTGGATTTACGTGGTTTTAGTCATTCAAAGATTGATAACAGTAATTCTTCTAATAATGTTTCTATGCAATTGAATGATTCTGGTTTACTGATGTTTACCAAAGGATCTTCTAATGCATTTACAGTTAATAACAGTGGTTTAGACTATACGGTTAGTACTAAGCATCAATTAACTATTAATTCTGATGGAAGCGGTTCTTTGGCAGATGGTAAAATCGCTTGGAATTCCTCTGGAGAAATTAATGAACTTAATGTAGGAAATAGTGCTAATGGTAAAGTAGTATTAGCAGGTGATAGTTTCAGTGGACTGAGAGTGCCTCAAACTACAGATACAGATTTCTATCTAATAGATATATACGGATCTTAGAATACAACTCCCAAATCAGGAACAATATACGTTAGAAGTAGTAATGGTTCATAGATATATATATCTGGAGATGGTAGCATATATGTACAAAAAGTATCAGGAGGTAACACCTATTCCGCTAGTTTAGACCCAACAGTAGGTTTGGTATTCAAAAAAAATAGTGCTACTACTAAAACATACGCAAACGCATAATTACTATGGATAAAGCAAAAGAATATATAAATAGTAAAACAAACTCTATACTTAAAACTAATATACTTAGGAACAATAGAGATGTTGTAGCAACCATAGTATACAATGAATTGACAGATTTATTGGAGTTTAGTAACACATCTAGTGTTACTACTCCTATAGATTCTGAAATACTAAAGAGATACTTACATTAGGTTAAACCACAATTATATAGTGGTATACCTATGAAACTCAAACCGTATTGTATTAAGTGTGGTTGTGGTAATGGATACTTTAGAGGATTGTATGATCCTTATGTATTAGCATTGTTGACAGAGGATGCAGATCCTTGGTTATGGGAAGATAACGGTGTAGTACTGTTAGAATAGTAGAAAGAAAATAATTTGATTGACAATGATAGCAAGAATTAAAGGTTTAAAGATTAGTCAAGCTTCAGAACGTACTGCTGTCACAGGATAGGAAATGATTCCATTCCAAGATGGTGAAAGAAATGGTAAGATCCGAATGATAGAGTTTAAAGATATGACTATGTATATCTTTGATCCTACTATCGTTGATGGTAAAGTAAGTCAAGAAGATTATGACACATTAAAGCAAGCTATAGAGGAAGGTAAGCTTATCTATACTATTAATTCTAATAGAAATGGATTAGACTTAGCAACCGAAGTAGCTATAGTTGGTGGTACTATATACATTGAATCTCCTGACTTTATTAAAGAAGAAGGTACAGATAATATATCTCAAGTAGTATTTGATACTATTACTGTAGATGGTTCATTAAACTATAGTAAAGAACAATATACTACTACAGTAATTAAGACTACTGGAGATGGTACTAAAGTACTTACAGATAATGGTCAGTATGTATATATAGGCAATTTAGCATTAACTAACATTAAGTTTAAAGATGGTACTAATACATCTACTTATGATTTAGTAACCAATGGCATTACCTTTAGACAGAATAGTACTCCTTGTGTATCTTGGAATACTGTTAAGAGTGGTAACAATATCTATATGGATATACGTATAGCTAATGCTACTGCTTCTATGGACGGTCTTATGAGTAAGGAAGACTATGTAGAACTCAATACTACTATTCCTGGATAGATTGAAGACCTAAAAGAAGCAGACTCTAATCTAAACAATAGAATAGACGATCTTGATGATAAGATTGATAAGGAGATTGCAGATAGAGAAGCTGAGATAGACCGTATAGAGAATAAGTTTGATGGAGTTACTGATGCATTAGAGGATGCTTTACAGAAAGAGATTGAAGATAGGAAAGCAGGCGATACTACTATTACTAATAGTTTAAATGCTTTTATTAGTACTAAAGGTCAGCCTGGTGGATTAGCTGAATTAGACTCAACTGGTAAAGTTCCAGCAGCTCAATTACCATCTTATGTAGATGATGTATTAGAATACTCTACTAAGGCTCAATTCCCTTAGACTGGTGAAACTGGTAAAATATATGTAGCTAAAGATACTAACTTAACATATAGATGGACTGGTACTCAATACTTAGAAATTAGTTAGAGTTTAGCATTAGGTGAAACTCCTAGTACTGCATATCCTGGAGATAAAGGTAAAGCTAATAGAGATGCTTTAAATAGTATGCCTACTAAGCTTACTTCATATCTTACTCCTACTACTAGTACTGGTGAATTAGTTAAGATTAATTATAAGTATGCAGCTAAAGATGGTTTGAATTATGGTCCTCTACAAGATGATAATATAGATATACCATCAGCTACAACTACTAATGCCGGTGCTATGTCGGCAATAGATAAAGGTAGATTAGATGATTTATATGATGAATTTGGGAGTATAGAAAATCCTGGTGATAAGCTTGATTCACTACCTAATAACCTAGTTACTGGTGTAGATGCAACATCTAGAAATGCTTCTACTGTAACTATTAACTATAAACAATCTGATTTATCTGCAGCTAGTAATTCATACGCTAATCCTATTGCTAAGTCATAGACTATACCTGCTGCTACTCAATCTGCAGCTGGTGTAATGACTGCAACTGATAAGTAGAACTTAGACGTCAATATACCTAATAGAATTACTAATCTAGATAATAAAGTAACTACTGAAGTAGATAGATTAGAAGAGCTTATCGAGAGCAGTTCATCCGAGATTACTAACGATTTGAATGTAGAGATTCAAGCTAGAAAGGATGGTGATGCTCAGTTACAGACTAATATCAATAATCTGTAGTCTACTATGAATACAGAATTAGCTAAGAAAGTTGGTAAAGTAACTGTGGCTGGTTCTGGTAATGCTGTTACTACTGCATCTATTAGTGGTGATACTCTTACTTTAACTAAAGGAGCTACATATAATAACTATGTACATCCTGCTGGTTCTGCACCTAGTAAAGCATCTGGATTCTATAAGTTCTCTACTGACTCTACTAGTCATGTAGCTAGTGTTACTGCTGTAACTAAAGCTGATATAACTGCATTAGGTATCCCTGCATAGAATACTAATACTACTTATACATTTGCTAATGGTTCTGCTGGTAATTTCACAGTAACTCCATCTGGAGGTAGTGCATAGACTGTAAGCGTTGGTAAGCCAGCTAATGCTGGCAATGCTGACACAGTTGGTGGTATCAGTCCATCTGCTTTTGTAAAGAAAGCCGGTGACACCATGACGGGAGCATTAACAATAAATCAAACTTCATCAGCGATTCCTTTAACTTTACATGGAACTAATAATCATAGTTATATTTAGTTTGTCAATGGTGGAGCACAAACTGCAGAAGTAGGATATACTAACTCATTAGGTGCATACTTATATAATGATAGACTGACAACTCGTCCGTGTATATCATTAGGCATAGTAGATAGTTTAGATGAAGGAGCAACTTTCCATTATGGAGGTACTCATTATAAATTACTCCATAAAGGTAATTATGCTAATGAGTTAGATTAGCGTTATTTACCAAAAACAGTATACAATTATGATAATGGTTGCTTAGTGAGACTGAGGAATGCCGCCAGTGATAGTACTATGATTACAGTAAGAATTTTTGGTAATTCTTACTATGGTACTAGTACTCCATTTGACACAGTAATATAGTTCTACAATTATCCACCTGAAAATAGAATATTATAGGCTACTGGTGTTAATAATGGATATAGCTTTGGGGATATAAAAGTATTTAATTACGATAATCGTATTTATTTGTGGTTTAAATAGCCACAATAGTATGAAACTTTTATAGTTCACGCATATCATAAGGTCGATCTTCGTAATATGGTAGAATCTATAAGTAATGCAGCTATGCCTACTTCTGGAGTAACTAGAACAGTAACTATAACTCCTAAATAGGCCATATATGCTGGAGATGATATTATTAGAGCAGCTGGAGGTATAAATATAGAACACGCAAATGAAATAAATTCATATACTGACAATCTATATTTAAACCATAGGTATTCTTCTACTGGCGCTGGTACTAAGAATATACTTATGTGTGCTAACGGTGGATCAGTAATTGTTGGGGTTAATAACGGATCTATTGCTGGAGATAATAAACTTTACATAGGTGGTAATGTAGCATCTTCTGGTAAAGTATCTGCAGCAGGTGGGTTCTTCAAAGAATCTGATGCTCGTTTGAAATCAGATATTAAACCTTTAGACTATACTTTAGACTAGATATGTTCTATACCTACTGTATCATTTATAATGAACGATCAGAAGCAAATAGGTACTGTAGCATAGGATTTAGAGGAATTAGGTTTTGAGGATATAGTAACTGAAAGTGATACTCTTAAATCTGAAATAAATAATCCTGAACAGTTTGAATCATTCACTAAGGATGGTGAAGAGTATGTTAAGGTTAAGAAGGTAGAGTATGAAATGTTAGGTGTATTAGCTATTGAAGGAGTTAAGATGCTTAAAGATGAGATTGAAAAGCTTAAAGCTGAAATAGAAACTTTAAAGAATAAGTAGCATGAGTAATGAAATAGCAACATATTCTATGATATTAAGTAAGCTTAGTCTAGGTAAGAGTGGGACAGAATGTCCTACTAAGACCTAGATTTTAGCTATTAATTCATTAATCGTTATTGATAATGCTTCTACTTATGGAGCTAATGAATGTGTAAAGATAGATGATATACGTAAGAAGGTAGAGACTTGGAATTACTATTTAACAGTATCTCCTACTAGTATGTCATTTGGAGCTGGTGGTGGTAGCAAATCTTTTACTGTTAGTTCTTATAAGAGAAAAGTATTAGATGGAGTAGAATAGAGCGGTAATACTAATGTATCTCTAAAGTCTACTACTATATCTGGTAGTGGGTTCTCTTTAAGCGGAACTACAGTAAGTGCTTCTGCCAATGAGGCTACTTCAAATAGAAATGGTACAGTTACTATAACTTAGAATGAGTCTAATAAAACTGCTACTATTAGTTTGTCACAAAGTGGAGATACTGCTAGCTCATATGGTGAATGGGTAATAACTGTATCAGCTAATCCTACTAGTGTATCTAGTAGTGGTGGTACTTCTACTATTACAGCTAGTGCTAAGAGAACTGTATATTGGGCTAGTGGAGATGTTACTGAAGAAACAGGCAATCCTACATTATCTACTAACTTAGGTAGTCTTAGCAGTACTTCTTCACCTAGTACTTTAACATTAGGAGAGAATACATCTACATCTAGTAGAATTGCAACTATTACCGCATCTTATAGTGGTAAATCAGCTACTTGCACAGTTACACAAAGTGGTTCTACGCCTTCTACTACTTATACCTTCTCTGTTAATCCGTACAAAGTTAGTGTAGGTTCTAGTGGTGGTACAGGTAGTGTAACTATTTCTTCATATAAGACAGTAGGTAGTAGTACCTATGCTGTAGATTATAGCATAGATAGTAGTACGTTACCTTCATGGGCTTCATTTAACAAGAGTACTTCTACGTTTACTATACAATCAACTACTAGTACTACTGGTAGAACTGCTAAGGTATATTTTGATTAGGATGAATCTGGTAAACGAGATTATGCTGAATTAACTCAAACCGGATATACTCCACCTGCAGATAATTATGTATTCACTTGGGATGGCGGCAGTACTTCAGATGTTAGTGCAAACTTCCCGTGGAATTTCTCTACTAATGGAACTGCTTCTAATATACCTGTAGTATCTACTAAGAATGGTAGTAGTCAATCTTGGAGTGTATCTAGTAAACCTAGTTGGATAACTACTTCTACTACTAGTAGTAAAGTCACTATCAGTGCATCTGATAATAGTGGATCTGCAAGAAGTGGAGAAGTAGTGTTAACCTAGAGTGGTTCTGGTAAAACACTTACTGTTAATGTTAGTCAAGCAGCTTATTCCGCAACAGTAGAATGGAGATATAAGATAGGATTTGATAATGGTGCTCTGAGTAACATATCTGTAGTTTGTAGGGACTATCGTGCAGTTGGTTAGAGTCTTCCATTTACAGTTACTTTTTTAAGCTATAAGTCTAAGTATGTAGATGGTGTAGAAGATACTAGTACTAGACAATATCTAGATTTTAGTATAAGCAGTAGTTAGACTTGGTTAACAGCAACTAAAACCACTAGTAGCAATGCTAATCAAGGTAAATTTGCTATTGTTATAAGTGAAAATGGATCTACTAGTAATAGAACAGGTACTATAACAGTGACATAGAGCGAAAGTTAGGAAACTATCACCTGTGATACAACGCAGGTAGGTAGTGACGCATTTGTTGCATCCTATTTCGTAAAGTTCAGAGGATCTACTACTTATCCAAGTGAAATTAACTTTGGTCTGGTTACAGCACCCACTTCAAAAGAATTTGAAGTAGAAAGTTCATTTGAAATATATACAATAGCTTCAGAATATAATTCATATAATTATCAATTTGGAACTGTAAGACGCGTTTATAGGGTAAATAATTTTATGAATTTTACGGATAATTCTTGGTTTACTAATACGTATGAAGTGGGGGGAGGAAGCCATCAGTATGATTTATTAACCATCAATGCTCCTGTATCAGATGGTCAAAATCGTGCAGTACCTATATATATTGCGCAAAGTGAATTTACTGAAGTCAGTGATTGGAATTATAGAGAGATTACTAATTCTCCTATAAGTGATCAAATAATGGTAAAATAGAGAGGCCTTACAATATCGTGAACCCATACTTAGCACATATGACAGATAGAGAATTGTTGGAGCAGATATATCTTCTGCTCCTTCAAATCAACGTAAAGGTAAGTGAGATAGATAATGATACTAAACAATTTGGTATGAACGTAGCAGCCAATCTAGTTGGTGAGGCTCTAATGATAAATAACAATGATGCCGAGAGAAGAAATAATTAAACAGCTTAAACCTTACTTTGACGTAAAGGAATTAGTATGTAATCACATATATAGTAGATTTGGAGAATAGTCATGGATGTTCTTAAGTACTTAGTTACTACATGTATTACTGTGTCTACGTACTGATATTTTACGAATGCCAATGCATATTAATACAGGTACTATACATCAAAGAGGTATGCGTTGTAATATGTGTCCTTTAGTAAAAGGTAAGAAGAGCGTATATGTATCTGCACATGTAACAGGTAATGCTATTGACTTTACTTGTGATGATAAGACTGCAGAAGAAATAAGAGAGATAATAAAGGCTAAACCTTTGTTATTACCATGTAAAGTACGTTTAGAGGAAGATGTTACCTGGGTTCATATTGATGTATATGATGATGGAACAGAAGACAAAATAACAACATTTAAAGCATAATATATGTTACAGAGAGAGATAGTTAGATTTAGAGCATCAGATACGTAGCCTAATCCTCTAGAAGTAGATTATTGGATTGACGTTACCTCTAATTACTATGGTGGTTGTATTAGATACTATCGTAATGATACTAATACATGGGAGATGCTAGATCTGAATGATAAGCAAGTAGATGCTATCATTGATTATATTAATAGAGCTCTTGACTAGATAGAACAGTTTATTAATGAAGCTATAACTGAAATCAGAAATGAATTAGCTGAGTTTAAAGATGAACTTAAAGAGGAAGTTAATAAACTATGGTAGTATATTAATCAGAAAGTAGAAGAGTTAACTACTCAGATTAACAATATTAGAAATGAGATTAATGATATCAAAGGCGATGTTAATAATATCAAGTAGGATATTACAGATATCAATAATAACATTGATGATATAAATCAAGATATTACTAATATCAATTCTAATATTGAAGAGATACGTCAAGATATAACTGAAGTAATAGGCGGAGATTTAAGTTCTATTCAACAAAAGATTACTGAATTAACTCAGAATATACAAGAGTTAGATAGTAAGATTGATCAGCAAATTAGTGATTTAAGAAGCTATATAAATAGTGAGATTACTAAGGCTAAGAATGAACTTAAGACTTATGTAGATGGTAAAGTTACTGACCTTACTGAATTAATTAATCAGGAGATTTAGAATAGAACTAATGCGGATAATAACCTGCAATCTCAGATTAATGAACTTAAACAATTAATTACTAAAGCACAAGGTGATATTGATACTCATGCAGCTAGAAGAGATAATCCTCATGTAGTTACTAGAGCTCAATTGTCATTAGCTACTACTGATAGTGTTGTATTTAATAAAGTAAGTGCTCCTAGTGGATTCTTTAAAGAATGATGATATGAAAACAATATTATATAATCCAATATTTATAAATCCCTAGGCATACTATGTATTTCCATAGTTATATAATATAGAGAAAGGAGATTCATTCATAGAGCCTGCAGTATACTCAGGCTACTTAATTATTGAAGATCTTATATCTAATACTAGTTCCTAGGTAATTAATACTAAGGAAGTAGACTTTACAGAGTTTGCTGGTAAACGTATTAGAATAAGTCAATATACTAATCTAGGTGCTGTAGTATTAGGAGAATGGCTACTGCCTGAAGGTGAGCCGTCCGGCCCCTCATTCCACTAGTCCTTAGTAGACGCATGGTTTATGTCCGGGTTGTCCAATGCAGACAAGCCTGGTAGTATTACTGGTGTGATGGGTAATGAGATGGCTCTCAAGAACTTCACTTATTCTCTTTCTTCCGGGTTCGGTAAGTATGAGATAGATTTCAACTCCTGGACAAAGAATGTAAATGCAGCCAATTTCACAAACTCCGATTCTGTTATTCATCTGACGGAAATATTGGTTGCAGACAGTAAGTTTTTACAGACATCTGTAGACGCAACAATATCTTCATACAAAGTAAAGGTGGAAGGCATAACGGATGATATAAAGTTAAGATATGTATCTTATGCCGAAGACGGTACCAGAACATACACCTATCTTAAGAATGGTATCAATAACCTGCCAATATCCTACAAGAAATATACCGGGTTTGCTGCATCTGTAGTTGGTACTTGTAATATCACCATCACCCAACTGCCATCTGCCTATGAAGGCGCACTGGTATTCGACGGAGTGGATGATTACGGAATATGTACTGGACTTCCTATTTTGGACGATTATACGGTGATATGCAGGAGAGTGATTGAAGAAAAAGATAATTCTACAGTTGCTTCAAAAGGTTATGTATTGAATAATGTATTTTATTCGGGAGCTTTTATAGTAGAACGTCAATCAAATCCAAAGAATAAAGGTGCGTTTTCGTTTGGTGCAAATACATCTGTTTCGTTTAGTGATAATGAAATTATATATCAAACGAAAAATCAATATATGTCAACACCAATTAAATATGGTGATGTAGTCGATAGCGATAAACTTGCATTAGGAACATTGAACATAGATGGAAAAGCTTTTTATAGCTGTTTAAAAGGAGCTATCTACTACTTTGCCCTCTATGACAAGTCGCTGACACCAGAGGAAATAGAGACTGAGAAAGAAAGACTTAATGAAGAATGGCTGAAACGTAAAACTGAATAATATGAAGTGGTTAGCTATACCTATAGAAGAATTAAAAGAATTTGATAAGGACTGGGAATCTAGACGTACTAATATAGATGGTACAGAAGTTCTTATTCATGAAGAGATATTCAATGAATATTTTCCTCCAGTAATGTCACTATCTGAAACAGATGAAGACACTACTGTAGAGTATCCGTTCCCCTTATTAGATGAAGAAGATATTACTAATTCACCTGAATGGAATACTCCAGAACAGGAGATTATTTAATTATTAAATATTTGCAAATATGGTTAAACAAGAAAATCCTAATTTCATAGCATCTAAGTATGCTCCAAATCCTAAAGAGGTTTCTTATTGGATTGACTTAGCAACAGACAGTACTGGTAATGTTATTAAGTCATATAGTCCTGATCTTAAGAAGTGGATACCACTGAATAGAGATGCTAATGTAGACCAATGGACTCATATTAAAGAGATTGTACAATCTGTTGGTTTAAACTATGATAAGAATAGTGATGTTATATCTTTGCCTGATAATAGTAGTAATAACTATTTTAAAGGCAGTAGTATAGTAGATGCTATTAATAAAGGTGATGCTGCTGTAAAAGCTCAAGTAGATAGACTAGATACTAAGATTGATGATGTAAATGAAGACTTATAGGACTTCAAAGCATTAAAAGGTCAACCCAATGGTCTTGCTGAACTTGATGGTAATGGTAAAGTACCTGCTAGTCAGTTACCTTCATACGTTGATGATGTGATGGATGCGTATGCTACTTATACTGTATCTCCTACTGGAGTACTTCAGAATATACAGTTATATGCAGATGCTGAACACGAAACTCCTATTGTAGGTGAGAGAGATAAAATCTATGTTAATGTAACTCCTGGTGAAGTAAGTTATCAGTTTAGATGGTCTGGTTCACAGTTCATACATATTGACTCTAATGCTATTATTATTGGTGACATTACTGGTACTGCTTATGATGGTGGTAAGGGTAAAGCTATGGAGAATGTAGTTAACTCTATGCCTGATAACTTACTGAGTACATTCCAATTAGACTAGACAGATGTTAATAACATTACGATTAGCCTTACTGGAGTAGAAAAGAGCGGTGGTAAATATGTACAGTCTACTTTAGCCGATATTACTATTACTCCTGCTACTAATACTGTTGCTGGTTTAATGACTGGTGCTGAAAAGTTAGCTATCAACGAGACTCTTCCCGATGCTATTAATGATGAGAAGACTGCTAGAGAAGCAGCTGTAAACGAATTAAAAGCTAAGGATACAGAATTACAAAGTAATATCAACAGCTTAGAAGATGCATTAAATGAAGATATTACAGAACTTAGAACTACTTTACTTAAAGTAAATGATAAGGTAGGTTTAACTGAAGCTAATGAAATGCCTGACTTATCAAGTACTAATTACTTAGCAAATAGTCCTAGTGCTATAAGTGCAGCTGTTACTCTTGATGAGAAGATTGGTAAGCTCAGTAGAAACGAGAATGAACTGTGGTATGGAGTTAAGTTTGACTTAGCTAATAGCTCTAGTCCTGATGGTGTACGTACTGGTAATATGGAAATGCACAGAACACTTCCTATCCAGAGTAAGATGAGAGGTTGTACTATTAACAATGATGATAATACTAAAAGATACCTAAAAGCTGATAATTGGAATGAATGGGAAGATGGTGTTACTGTAACTAATGATAGTAATGGTATGGCTCCTGAAATAATGGTAGAAATACCAGAGCATTATAGATTATTAGTAGCTACTCCAGACAATACGGTTGAGATTCGTATGAGTGAGTATAATCTTCCGGGTTATACTAAAGTAGAAAAGAAATACATTGGAGCGTATGAGGGTGTTATTAATACGGGTAGTGTAGATACACAGAATACGCTTAGGTCAATTGCTGTTTCAGCACTTAAACTGAAACCTGTAGTAAATAAAACTAGAAACCAATTCCAAACCTTTGCTAGAGGGAATAATCGTACTAACAACTGGAATATCTATACCTATGGTGCACATAGAGACCTTACTTGGTTATTCGTAGTAGAATATGCTACATTGAATAGCCAGAAAGCATTTAATGCTAACTTAACTGCAGAAGGTTATCATCAAGGTGGTTTGGGTGATGGAGTAACTTCAGGAACTGTAACTGTAAATGGAGCTACTACATATTCTTTTGTACGCAGCGGTGTTACTAAATCACTAGGCAATGGTACAGGTATAATTGAATATACTCATACTAATACTGATGCTGAAGGTGGATCTACTGGTACTAAAACAGTTAATGTTCCTAGATACCGTGGTATTGAGAATCCATTTGGTCATGTATGGAAAAATGTAATCGATGTAGTAATTGCTGGTACTGATAATAGTGTATATATCTGCAAAGATTATACTAAGTTTAGTACGTTTGAAGGAGGTACTAATCCTACTGCAGAGCAATTAATTGCAGCAGGTTATGAGTTACAAGACTTTAAAGAAAGTACAATTACTAGTCAATATGTAAAAAAACTCGTTAATAATAATTAGGCAGATCTATTCCCAACTGTAGTAGGAAATGGAGCTAGTGCTACAACTTATTATTGTGATTATCACTGGACGAATGCTACAGCTACTCCTAGAATGCTTCTCATCGGCGGTAGCTCGGACGATGGGTCTGATGCGGGTTTGTTCTATTTGGATTCTGGCGGTGGGTTGGACTGTTCCTTTGCTACTGTCGGGACTCGAATTACCTTCTATG